AAAGTGCAAATACTTCGCCTTTTCCTACATTAAAATTGAGATTGTCTAGAAGCGTGCGATCGTCAACACACACGGTAAGCGCATCCGCGCATATCACTGAATTTGTTTGCATTGTTTGGAGAAGCTATACATTAGAATCGTGCTGCAATGTTATAATATAACTATCTAGATGGGAATAGCTTTTATTTAGGTAGTGTGTGTTTTGTTTTAATTAGAAACAATTTACAAATTTCGGAAGCTGAAACGAAAAAGGCTTGCCGAGTGGCAAGCCTTTGGAATTGGTGGAGCTGGCGGGATTTGAACCCGCGTCGATTATTCTCTAAATAGCTGATAAGCTTGGTTTTTTGTTTGTGCCATTGGTGTCTCGTGCCGCACTCGTGTCATTTTGGATTTTCTTCTCGTAATCCTCGATGAATTTACCGTAGTGTCGAAATAGCATTTCTGGCGAAGAGTGGCCCATCCAATTTGCCAACTGCCACAAGTTTATTCCTTCACTAATATGTCGGGTCGCGAAAGTGTGACGCATTTGATAAGGGTACCGGTATCTTACTTTTGCAGCAGTAAGAATTCGACTCCATTTGTGTTTACGAAATGAGTCTGGGTTTATCCGGTTCAACTCCCCCTCTGGCAGTTCCATTCCAAACTTTAAGTTTTTAGGGAACACAAAACCACGACCCAGATAGGAAAGTTCTCTTTGCCGGTTCAGGGCATTCATAGCACTTTCATTTAAAGGTATGGCACGTTTACCGGCTTTCGATTTTGGACCCTTGATCTCGTTATGCACGATGGCCGCTTTTACTACCAATGTGTTGTGAATGAAATCAACCTCGTTCCATTTAAGCGCAGACCATTCACTAGGCCGCATCCCTGTATTGAAAACCAGCTCAACGATATTGAGTTCTTCTGGTCTGCAATGCTCATAGATAGCTTCCACTTCTTGTGGGGTGAATGGGTCAATATCATCGTGGCCACCGTCTAAATCGACCTTGTTATCTTTTTCCACGTAGTTAGAAAGCTTCACACCGTCGATCGGATTAGTGGATACCAGTCCGTCGGTTACGGCCTCGGCCAGTGCGGTACGTAAAAAGCTGAACTTGTTTCGCAGGGTTTTAGGTGAGTTCCCAGACTTGAGAACAAAGCTTTTCAAAACTTGCGGCGAGAGCTCGGTCACGGGAATAGGGTGGAGTTCCTTAACCGACGTCTTCAGTTTTTCGTAGCCCTTAATCGTGGAAGGTGAGAGCCCCCGTTTCTTGACGCTCTCAATATATTCCTCCAAGTACGCTTCAACGGTCTTGCCCCACGCTACAGCGCCCCCGAATATTTTTAGCTTTGGTGAGCTAGGGAAGTAGTCCGCGTATCGGAAAGTTTCACGCTCAATTTTATTTAATATCTCACCGCGTAAGTTACCCGCGTATCGGATATTAGATTTGTTGACGGGGACCTTAAGGAGTTCGCGGCAGCGAACCCCTTTATATTCGAAGTTAATTTGAATACGGTCTTCTTTGGCCCCAGGCCGAATAGTTACCCCGCGAGGGAGCTGCCCCCATTTCTTATCCATTGTTCTACCGCTTCTAAGTCAATCCAAAGTTCGCGAATATGGGGTGGCTTAATAGCATGTACGCCTTTTACCCAGTGTCCGCGTTTAATTCTCTGTCGTACCGTTTCTATGTCTTCACCAGACAGTTCACAATATTTAGTGAGTGGTACGGTTCTTAGGCTAGTAGTCACATTAATAGCAACAGGATAGTTATCATTAGCTGAGTTCGTCATATCGTCAATTTCCAAATTTTAAAAGTTAGCTTACTAAGGGAGCGGATTCGTCGCATGTTTTTTACACACGAGTTCATATTTTCTCTTTTGCTGCATTGCAAGTGGTCCATCAGTTACGTAAGCGGGCGGAGCGAGTTGTTTCCCCGTCGCATACTCATGACAGTATTCACAGTAGGGGACTTTAAAGCGTGGTTTCTCTTTCATGGTCTCCACCCCTTAGAATAAACGAGGTTATAAAAGGTAAAGGTTAGGGCATCGTGGTGGTTTCTAACATGGTCACTACAGACGCTCTCAAAAATAACTTCATCAGTATTTTTGGTCCTATTCTCGAAAGATCCCGAAATTGGTGCTTGCTGAGTTACCGTTGCATACTCATGACAGTATTCACAGTAGGGGACTTTAAAGCGGAGTTTCTCTTTCATAAAATCAATTTCCAAATCAAAGGCTGGCTTTCACCAGCCTACAAAAGTTAAACAGCTACGCGGTTCTCGGCATCTAGTTCTTTATGTGATGCCTGTAAAACCTGTCCGATATGAGGTGTGATACGTTGGATACATTGCCATGTGAAGCTGGCTCGTGTGTCGTCCATCGCGCTATCAATCTCGTCTAACATCATTAACGGTAATACACGGTGAGTCAAAATACGACCTAAACCTATGCGTAGAGTTAAATTAGCGAGGTCTTTACCTGAACCCGATAGCGTTCTTAGCGGCTGGCCATCAACAACAACCTCGAAATCCTGTCCCACTTCAACGGACTGGAATTCGCCACCGGTCATTTCACTCATTAGCATCGATGCCACTTTATTAAGTGAAGGCAATAGGTGACTTTGAACCTTAGCTTTCACCACTTTAAGTGCTTCACGGGCCCGAGACAGTTCCGATAAACGCTCTTCCTCGGCAGCTACAACCTCAATACTTTTATTATAGGTGGCCAAAGCCTGTTCGTACTGCCCCGAAAGGTGCTCGTAGTTCGCCCATTCTTGACGGGCCGACTCTAGCTGGCTAATGACATTACGTAAGGTCGCTTCAGTATTATCAGGGAATTGTTGTGTAATACTGTTAAGCGTTTCTTGCGCTTGGTCATAATTCGCTTTAGCTTCACCGTAAGCTTGCTTCAGGCCTTCAAAATGCGTTGCTTGACTGTCATACATCCGCATCTGGTTATCATACTGGTCTTTTATCCGCTTACAGGTACCTTCCCAGTTTTTAATTTGCTGGTCGTTCATCTGAGAAATATTCGATACATGGCTCTTATAGTCCTTGTTCTCTTTCTCAAACTGCAGTATTGCAGACTTAGCCGTGCGAACTTCATGAAGCGCGGTTCTCAAATCATCAATCTTTAAGCCCTGCAGCTCTTCTAATACCGTGTCGTGCTTTTTGTTTATTTCAATTTGGGCAGCGATATCATTCCATTGCTTAATGGTTAAGCCCGGGGCCTTTTCCCTTAAAGGTAATTTTTCCAGTTCTGCAATTTCTGCCGACAAATGGAAGTGATGGTTACATTTAGGACACTCAATAGTGTGTGAAGCCTTAAGTTCTTGAATCCGATTGTAACGCTCGTGTTGAGCCCACGCGTCATAAAGCGCCTCTTGCTCCGGCCACTCGGCGTTAGGTTCACAAGGCTTGTACTGTGCCTCGAGACGCAAGAACTCAGCTTCAACCTTCACCGCTTTATCAAGGTTATTCTGAAGGTTCAGTTCCACGGTGGTTAACTGGGATACTGTGCTTGGCATACCGTTAGTTAACGTCGGGAACTCAGGGGCTTTCATCGTAGGCGATAGAAGCTGCGGTTTTTCTGGGTAAATCGGCTCTTCAGGTGCTACCGGTTTCGTTGGTTCGGTTGGTACCGAGACCGCTTTTGCCGTTAGCCAGTTCTCAAGACTTGTTTTATACGTTGCTAACGCATTCTCGATATCGGCTTTAGGAGTTTGAGGCTGCGTAGGCGCCACAGGTTCAACAAGGTTCTTTTTGTGAGTGTCGATAACCGCACGCAGTTCTCTAATCTCACCGGCCATATTATTAGCAAGCCCATCCATCTGCGTAAGGCCAGCTACCGAATCAATCATTTGTTTACGTTCAGTTGGGCGCATATCCGCAAGCGCTTGGATATCACCTTGAGCGCACCAGTGAGCAATTCGGAACACATCAAAGCCATAACCCAGGGTTCTAACTACCCACTGATTTACAGGCTTGGTACCACTTACGATAGGCTCATTTTTATGAAAGACTTCAGACTTAGATTTGGTACGGCTGATAGTGTACGTCTCGCCATTGATAGCAATAACAACCTCTACCTTCATTCGCTTGTAATCACCAGCAATGCCGCGAAGTGCTTTGTTACCAAAGAGGGCAAAGCCTACCATTTCAAAGTTAAGTGATTTACCTTTGCCGTTCGCGCCGGTGATCAAGGTTGAACCAGCATTTAGTTCCAACTCGTTTTTAATTGTTTTGCCGTTCGAGAACGTTAAGTCATATTTAATTGAAGAAAGCATTATTCAGCCTCCGCGCTTAGGTCCATAAACTGGCCCCAAAGTTGATTTGTAGTTTCAGTTGAAACGTTGTGTTCCGCCATTGTCGATTTGAAGATGCCTTCTAAGTCGAAGCTATCTAGATTAACTTCCAGTTCGTCGTCTTTATTTTCCGACACACGTTTGAAAGTCAGGCTCAAACAATCCACTTCAGCAATCGGGGCCTCCGTTGGTAGAAGCGTGATTCGAAGGTTCATGTTTTTGAACTTATCAGGGTCAGCTTCTAAGGCCGCGGTTGCTTCTTGAAGCGAGAGCGTTATGTAGAGCTGGTTATTTGGGTCCTCGGCATGCGAGTAGGGTTGCATAGAGCCGGTAACCCAGACTGGCGTATCACCTTCCATAAAAATACGCGGTGTATGATAGTGGCCAGTGATAACCGCAAGTGCTGTTTGCATTTCTTCAAACGGGATCAAGTTATCCGTCGCTGAGCTATCTTCACTAAAAGCAAGAATGTCCCAATGGCCAAACGCGAAGTATCCAACCGGTGGCTTAATCTCTGCCGCAATTTCTTTAGCTGTTTTAAACGGGTGCCACGGGTAGAAAACAAAATTTTCTTTCTCAATGGTTAGTTTGAGTGCGCTTTCTGCAACTACGTGAATATTCGGAACGTGAGCTACAAGCTGTGTAAAAACATCAAAAGAGCTTTTGAACTGCGTATCTCTAGAAGCGTCATGGTTGCCGCGAATTATCACGAACTGACGGTCACGGTAAGTGCTGGCCGCGAGACGATAAACGTCGGCCGCAAATAAAATATCTTCTTCAGGAACGCGGAACTTATCAAATAAGTCACCCATACAAACGTGAAGCTTATACCCTGGCGCATTTACAATACCGGCAAAAATATCTTTCACCATTTCTTCGCGCTCACCTTTGCGGTGTGTTGGTACGCCGGTATTGAATTTACGTGCTAGGTGCGGGTCACCTAACGTCTGAACAAAAGAGGGGAGTTTAATTAAATCGTTTAGCGATTCGATTGGTAACATTTGCATCGTCAATTTCCTAAATAAAAGTTTATGCTATGGTTTCATAAAAACTAAAAAGTGAGTTAATCCCGAACGGCCTGAAACTTGCCCAAATAGTGGTTTAACTGGACATAGAGGAAGTATCTCTTTGAGTTTTATTTGAGTTTCATTCCATTTGAAAACAAGCGTTCCCCCAGGTTTCAAAACTCTCAAGCACTCATTGAAGCCTTTGTTCAAATCTTCTCTCCAATCATTACCTAATTTACCGTATTTAGCGGCAAGCCAACTTTTAGGACCTGCTCTCTCTAAATGAGGTGGGTCGAAAGCTACAACGTTGAAAGTGTTATCCGCAAAAGGGAGCTCTCTGAAATCCATTAAAGTGTCGGGTTCAATTTTTACAGTTCGAGTCCCATCCGATTTATGTGTTCTATCTGTAACAGTTATAGTCTCGTTTCTAATATCACCATATACTGCGGAGGGGTGAGCTTTATCCAACCACCACATACGAGACCCTGAACAAGGGTCTAAAACTGTTTTTTGCATCGTCAATTTCCTAAATAATAATTGAGGGGACTTGGCCCTCAGTAAAGTTAACTCTAATTTTCCAGTTTAAATCTGGGCTAAAATACGGCCAGTATTCGAGTACAAATCTTTTAATATCTGGATAGACACTAACAGCGTGTCCCAGCACAGCAAAGCATAAAACTCGGTAAGCCGCATTAGGGTTCCTAAGTTCATTGAAGTCCTCAAACTCTTCGGATTCTTCATCTGGTTCCCAAGGTTGAACAATTCGGGGTATAAAATGCTGGTCTGTTATATGTCCTCTTCGCCACAACAAAACCAGCTTTGCCAGCCTAGCATTCCGCCAAATTAAAGTATTAATCTCAGTTTCAGCGTGTAAGGCCCATCCACAAGTAACCTCAAGCATAAGGTTATCCCCACGTAAATTGGAACTGCGTGAGTTCTTCAAAACGCATAGACTTCTTAGGCCAGCTTAGAATTAGGGATGCTGGGACTTTAAACCACCCATCAATACTTATGAAATGGAGGTAGAAGTAGTAGAGGCCCCCAGCTTTGGTTACCTTGGTTGCTTCGCGCCATTGACGTTTCTCAATTCGAGAGAAATCAAAGCGGGAACTTTCAGCAATACTTTTTACTTCCGCGTAGGCCGTTAAACCTTTTTCGGTAACAAGATAGTCTGAGGGTTTTGATGAAACGATACGTTTGCGAACGCGAGACTTGTTTACATCAGCATGGTCTTCGAAGCGATATACATGAGCGCCCAGCGCTTTCATATTCTCTTCGAAGATATCTTCGGAGGGTTTACCAGTGTTTTGCATCGTCAATTTCCTAATTGTATAAAACTTATTTTGTTTTATTTAGAGTTAATACTCTTTTAGGTTTATCACCTTTATCATCTGATGTTGACTGGCGTGTGCCGCGTCCCACTTTCTGATTTATGATAATCCCTTGCTTCTTGTTCTTACGTCGAGAGCGTAAGTACATAGAATGTAGTTCAACCATTCTCTTACGAGCATGGTCCGCTTCGGACTCGGTTACTCTACCGTCAGGCTTTCCCCAAAGGTTAAAGCGCTGCGCACCAGTACGAATACGATTGAGGTATTTTATAGAATTAACGTGAAAGCCTATCGCATCGTATAATTCTCTTGAGCTGACTTTCTTAGGAGAAATAACCGCACGAAGTTGCTCATAAATCTCCCTGCTTAACGGTTTGTTAGTTAAGATTCGGAATTTATTTTTACGACAATAGGTGACCACCCAAAGCCAGCAATGGATAGGTTTTTCAAATTGTAATTTTTTAGAATTATATTTAAGGCTTACACCGTCAATTCCAAAAGTGGCGTTATCCATGCTCAACTCGTCAATTCATATTTAAAAAGGCTCCTAGTGGAACCTTTATAATTATTATATTAATTAATAGGTATTATGCTTAATAATACAGCGTTATGCAACGTTAGTAGTAACGACAAACAATTTATTATTAAGTAAGTTGATAAGTCGGTTTTGAATTTCTGGATGTAATTTAGAAATATATGGATGTAATTCAGAAACTTGCGGAGACCCAGCCAAAGCTTGAAATACATAGGCTTTCAAATTTCCTGGCACTTCTTCAAGACCTGTGAACATCGTACTGTGGGAGAGCTCTTTAGCCCTTCTCACATCCTCAACCCAGCGATTAAAACGTTCATCATCTAAATAATATTTATAAACTGAACGGACACCTACACGTTTCTTTTCTCTACGATATTTCATACCAAACGAAGTAAGAACGCGGCGAACGAACTCATGACGCTTCTTGTCGGTATCACATAAAGGAATGCGGATACCTTGAAGGATTTCTAAATCCCTTGCATGGGCTAATAGAAAATCAAAAGCGCGGTCTTTTTCTAAATCTGTTATTTCTCGGCCATCGTAGGTGGGGATATCATTTAGAAATATCACACCTAAATGGTAAAAGAAGCCACGGCCCAAGCCTTGGTGATCTGCAAACGCCGTTTTATCTTTATCGTGTCGCTTAGTATCGAAACGATTAATCATATCGATAAGGAACAGGTCGTCATTGTTAGCACCCAGCATCAAACCCTTGCGTCTACCATTGAGAGCCTGTGTTGACATAGTAACTACATCGTTCAGTTCATCCCCAGCCTCGAGGCCAAAGAGTCGCGCTTGACGTTTCTTAAGTAGCTGTCGTTGTTCCTCTGCGTTTTTCAAAGTCTGGTTATCTAAAATTTCAAATTCTTCGTCCGTTAACAGCTCAGTATCCCTAAGCTTTTGTTTTTCAACTTCTCGAATCTGATCTGTAAGTTCATCCATCAACATTTTCAAATTGTAGCCTTCTTCAGAGGCCAGCGTATAAAGCGTGTTGATGTTGTAACCTTCATTTTCTAAAGCGTTTATCAAATTTTTAGAAAAGTGATTGAGTTTATTATTTTCAAAACTCTTGAGTTGGCCATACCAGTCCGACCAACCATGGTCATTTATTTTCAAACGTTCGGTTGCATAATCATATTCAGAAATAAACTGCACACTTAGTTTGTTATCTATGGTGTTACGATTTCCGTATATCTCTTTTTGAACGATTTCTAAAGGCGCGGTAGGGTAACGTCTCGCATTATCAAGGTACATAATATGGTAGTCGGTACACTCACGAACGCGGCTCATATGCTGCAAACAATCCGAAGGTAAATTACCCGCCATCTTTGTGAAAAACGCGAACGTCTTTTTAAACTTCGCACCCATTTCAGTCGCATCGATTGAGTGGCCGGTACCCATAGAAGGCGAAGACATAAAAATATCATCATCTTTTAAGTTGCCGTTCAAATCACGAATAAAGGCTTGTACATCTGGTGTCTGAGAATTGTTACTCGTTATGGTGATAACACGACGACCATTAATCTCCGTCATGAAGTGTTCATGCTCTAGCTGACTATCCCCACCCATTTCCTCAATAATCGTGGCCGCTTTCTTAAGCACATCCACTTTAGAATTCGAAGCGTAGAATAGGCCGGTAGTTTTAGCCTCACACATCAAAGCTTCTACGAACGCTGAAGTATCCCCTTTACCATCGGTATCTTGGTACAAGGTCACTTGTCGCTGTTGTTCCTTTGCCGGACGGTACTTATTAACGATAACGTTAATCGTGCGGTCTTCAGGGAGGATACCAAATTGCGGGTCTCTCATTAGGTCCACGAACTCTTTGTTCAAGTCGGCGTCCATACAGACTACGAACTTTGCTCCCGCAATAATCTCACGTAAGACTTTTAAGCATGCTGCCGGCTTATCAACGGTTGTCGCTTTTATCGCACGCACAAGCTGACAAACCTCATCCATGATCACAATGTCGTAGTTCTGGCCTTGTAGCTTGTATATCGAGTTAAGACAGATACCTAAGCGCTTCTGCATACGTAAGGAGTGCAACCGTTCGCTTTCTATTTCGTTATAGTCTGCAAGATTGAACTGCTTAGAGAGTGAGTTAACTAACGAGATTAGCTGGCTGATAGCGATAACTCGACCATCGAAGTCTTGTACCTGTTGCTTCAGCATATAAGTCTTACCAGTACCTTTCTCACTTTTAACAAGTGTAATACCTGGGCGTAGTCTTAGCTCCGGTAGATAGCGCTGATCTATAACCATTGCCTTGTTGTCGAATTCTTCCAGTCTAGATTCGGTGTCCTCGGTCTTACTCATAAAGGTTTCGATAGACTCACGCAGCTCAAAGTTTCGCTCACCTTCTACAAACGAGTGAATCGTAGGATTGTAATCACCATAGCGCCCAGCGTTAGCGTAGAACTTAGCTTTTGAATAACCTTTCTCAGGACGTAGTGGGTCTTGCAACTGAGCACCATCGTAAAGCGTTGGATTTAAAAACGCTTCAAGCACACTGGTAACACGACCATCCTCAAATTCAAGAATATCTGCGGGGTGAAGTATTTTGTTCTCATGCGCTTTAACAATCTTCATGGCCTCGTCACGAGAAAGCGGCATCTGAGTGTAATGCGTGGTGTTCACCATTCGCTGAACTTTGATTTCTCTGAATTCAGAGACACGGTTTATAACGTCCTCAGATTGCTTTTCCAGCTCAACCACACGACGGAATTCTTTATCTTGAGTTGGGGTGTAATCCTTAAGCAGTGTGGTTTTTAAAGAGCGTTTAGCTCTGCGGTTAATTTCACCTTTTGGTAACTTCTGGTAGAACGATTCTTTTAGTTTGATGAAGGCACCGGCTTCGAAACATAGACGTTCCGGCTGGAAAACTGAGGTATCAAAAATCGTTCTTGGTAGTCGTCCACCGCTGGCACTTACTTTAATGTGGCCTAAACCCGCCATCCAGCAGCGCTTCTCAAGCATTTTACCAAACCGAGCAATATCTTCCCCTTTATCAACGAGCATATAAATATGGAAGCCATCTGCGGGGCGAATTACTTTATTGGTTTCTTTGTCAAACAATGACGTTGAAGTACTGTAAGTTCTGATATAGTCCGTGTTGTTTAGTTCTAATTCTGGAACCGCACTATTCAGATGCGTTAGGAAATCTTCAGGATTGGTAATTTTTAGCTTAGCGTGCTCGTCTTTATCATAATCGAATAGGATTAGACTTGGACCTTTTGTGATCATAGATTTCGAAGAACGTGTGCCATACACACCGGTTTCATCTACGTGCACTGGATATTCATAGCCACGGCGCTCAAACTCGTTACTGGTTAGGACCTCTACAAACTCGTGGTCCGTATCCATAACGCCAGGGGTAAAACACTGGTTAGGCTCTAGGCTTTTTATAAAATCGGGTAACTGTGAGAGTGTTAGCTGCACTCGTTTTGCTGTACCTGTCACCATCTTAGGTGCATCACTTACAATTTTACCATGCTCCATTCGTAGCTCTTTGGTGAGCACTCCGGTGGAGTTCGTAAAAAGTGTCAGGTAAAACGGTTGTTCTACTTGGTTAGCCATCGTCAATTCAATCCAAATTGTAGCGGCCCTCTAAGTGAGAGCCGACTTCATCAAAGTTTACTTAGGTCTGCAGGGGTGTAATCAACAGACTTAAGCACTTTGCCAGCAGCATAGCTTTTACCATCTTTATCGGTACTAGCTTCTTTGACCTTAACGGCCCACAGCGCGGTACCTTCATTTTTATTTTTATTGGTAAGTGTTACAGGTTTTGCTTCAACACTAACACCCAATGCGGTGTAGTGGTCGAGTGTCGCTTGCACGTTATCATCGTTACATAGCTTACTCATATTCGAGTGATGAACAATATCCCAGGCTTTTAGGATATCGAAGTTTATTTCTTCGGAAGCTGATAGAAGTGTTTCTACAACGTTGAGTTCACAAGGTTCTTGTTCGTCTAGAACGATATCGAACTGAACATATTTACCAAACAACACATAGAGGCTATCCACAATAGCATCTATTTTATCTACTCGGGTTTCTGCGCTGAAAAGCTCCCGCATTTCTTCGCGATATAAGTCGAAGTGTAGTTGATAGTCTTGTGCGCTATCGGGCACACCTATTGGCAAGTCAAAAGCGGTTCTGAAGTCATTAATATCGCTGAAAAACTTTTTAAAGATTTCAGGCGTTAAAAAGTTATATTTAATACCGTAAAATATCATCGTCAATTTCCTTTAATTTTTAAGTATGAGACCAGTATTATAAAAAGTAATCAAGTGAGTTGCTGGCAAACTAACTGGGTTTTTATTAATCAGATTAGTCTTCCTGAATCGTTTTTCTCAATGGTTGTAAGGTCGTTCTCCGGCTTTGGTTCTTGAAACGGTTCATAAGGTTCTGAACCTAGAGCCATTTTCTTAGATTTAGCGATTCGCTCTCGTATATAGCGGGGGATAATATATAGCGCTGTAATTAACAGCGCTACCCATAAACCCCAAACGTAAAACTCTAGTTCGGTATTCAAAATTCTCTCCAAGGTTCTGCGTCCGGCATATCAACTTCTTCCCACTGCGGGTCGTCAAACTCCAGTCCTAGTTCCTCAAACTCGGGTTCGTTAGCGGAAACCACGAATTCAGACATTATCTTGTGCACCAAATCATAAGTTAGGTCACAATCAGCAACGGCGCGATGTAGCGTTCCTTTGGGCGTAATACCTTCTAGTGCTGCGGCATCTACAAGCTTAAAGCTGCGGTTGCGGCCATGAAGGTGATTGTAGATACGCGCTCGTCTCGAGTACTCTGTCATAGCACAGAAGTACTCTTTAGCACCAAAGTAACCGTTACAGTTAATATTCCACGCCGCATTGGTTTGCACCAGCATTTGGATATCGAAGTTCGCGTTATAAATGATCACGGTCTTTCCCTTTACCGCTTCCATCAGCTTATAGCGAACTTCTGGCCAAGTGGGAGCCAAAGCACAAGTCTGAAGGCTAATACCGTGAACAGCTTGTGCTTTAGGGTCGATATCTCTAGTAGGGCGTACCAGCGTATCGAGTAATACTTTTCCGGTTAGACCATCTTTTACCGCAATTTCTACGATTTGATGGCCATGGCCTATACCTGTCGTTTCAGTATCTAGCGTGCACCAGTGTTTTCCAAGTAGATACGAAAACGGAGCTGGTAAATTATTTCCGGTTGCTGGGGCCATGTGTTTCTCTCAGTAAAGGATGTTGCGGGTTTAGTTCCCGCAACGCATGTTCAAGTAATAAGGCCCGTTCTATCTGGCTACTTATTTGTGTGATAAGCCGAGACTTATCACACAAAGAACCACAACAGAATTCAGCCTCAGGAGTGTGCTGTACTATCACCCCAGGAATATGCGAACTCATGCGGCCACCTCCACAGCAACTACAGGTTCGTGTCCCATAAGATAAGCAACAACATTATGTCGGTATTCCGTGGTGAGCTTAGTATCTTTCAGTTCCTTTGGAATATACCCTTCAAGCTCCGGTGCTTCGTCTAGTTCGACTTGACCGAACGGGGCCTTGGTTGGGTGATACGGCTCGAGCGTGCGACCAACTGAAACGGTACCATCTAGTTTCAGCCAGCTCACTAAGTCAGGGTGACTACACATCACTTCGAGTATGCGTTGACCAAAATCAACAGCTTGGTCCCATCGTACACTAAATACTAATTCATCGTGAATAGGCATTACGATATCTGCGTCCCATTTTGTATCTGGGGCATTAATCTCGTGCCATAGTTTGAGCATCGAGCGCTTGGCTAACGTTGCACAACCACCTTGAATCTTAGCGTTTACCGCTTGGTTCCCAGCTCTACGTTGAATCTTCTTAGCGATAAACGCGCCGAACTGTGATAACACAGGGTCATTATACGCATCCCACTTAGCCGTGAAGTGATAGAACCAATCGTTGGTACCTTCATACTTGTAACGTCTGTGGCCATCAAAGATATCAACGTAACCTTGTACTTCAATCTCGCGCTGAGTGTTTATTCTCCATTGTTCAGCAACAGGGAAGGTATCTCGGTAATTGTCGGTACCCGCCCACATTTCATCCGACGTCCAACCTAGTTTATCTTGCACCGTCATTAGAGAGCCCGAGTACCAGTAACCAAAGTTAGAAGGCTTACCCGCTGAACCACGCCACCACTTAGCAACTTCGTAAGGCTCAAGCGCTGCGTTTTTAACTGGGTCAATAAGCACTCGAGAGTACTGCAGTTTGAACGCTTCTAATTCTTGACCCTCTAGGTTCTTCACGCTGGCCAACATCCCCGAAGTAAAATCAGGGTAGAAAACCTTGATTGCTGAAGTAGCCGCACCTAAATGCAAATCATCGTAAGGTATCTGGCCATAAGCCTTCTGGAAGTTAGGGTCTTTACTTAACTCCCCAATCAACACAAGTTCTACCTGAGACCAATCCACAGCCACCAACAAATGGTCGTCTCTGTGCGGTAAGAAGAACCCACGAATATAGGTAGATTCACCACGTTTACTTAGCTGCATCGGGTTAGGGTTCTCAGCGGCCATTCGGCGTGTGTTAAGTCGCGAACTAATAATCGGGTACATGCGGTCTGTATCAGGGTCCGTAAGTAGCAAATAGTTCGTGATATACAACTTCATTCGCTGTTCTATCTGAGCCAGCTTATTAATAGCGTTAATAATCTGCTTAGCGGTGTCCGTTGGATACTGGTCACAACACTGTTGAGCCAGGACTTGTAACGTTTCGTCCGGCAGCTCGGCTAACTGGCCATAGCGTTTCCATTCCTTGACCCAAAGTGCGGGGTCAGAACCTAAACGCTCAGCAAACTCAATCAGCTTACCGCGTGCCTCCGCATCCGTTTTGATATCGCCTTTGATATAAACGAACGGCAGATACAATAAGTCGTGAAATAACGTGCGCTGTACCATGTAATGCGAGAAGTTGCCGCGTAAGTCTAGTTCCTTCTTTTTGAGCTTGAACTTTTCTTCTTCCATCCAGGGTATTGAAACCGGCCCTGAGGTTAGTGTCGCAAAATCGAAGTCCTCGACAGCCATATCTTGGTCATATGCTTGGGTAAAGTCCGCATAACCCTCTTTTAGAAACAATATCTTGTCCCGATAGCGCTGGTAAGAAATACCTTCCTTACCGACATACCATTTCGGTTGTTTCTGATAGAGCCGCGGGGCAGGGGCCTCGGGGAACTCTAAGGTTTGAAGTAGTTCGCCTAACTCCTTAATCACTTCGATGTAGTTGGCGCGTTCCGTTTCACGGCGGGAAAGAACCGCGTCTTTATTAACACGCCAGCCTTTAACCCAGCAATCCGAGTAGACGTAACACATTGGATTTTCTTGCTCGAAGAACGTGCGTAACACTTCAGGGTTCGTGTTCTGCATGAACTGGCAAAGCCAATCATAAATACGTACACACCAGTAAGCATCGTCCGCACCGTAGTGAAGAACTTCTTCACCGGTAAGTAGACCCATATGGGCTTTACCTTGCAGAGCATCTTTAAATGACGTTTGTTTGTAGCCAAAGATACGCTCTGTGATCTGCTTTAGGTTGTACCCATAGTTAATCGATTTAACAAATCCGTTATAACTATGGTCTGCTTTTGAGTCTTTACCCAAGATCTTTTGTAAAAGTTCTTGCTGAGCTGTATCTAACTTCCTAAAGTCTTGAACCCCAGCGAAAGTGCGGCGAATCTGAGGGATAAGTTTCTTAATCCCTAATAGGTCCGACTGGCGAAACACCTCAATATCATACTGGTCTGAATTGTACGCAGATACCGCCATTTGAAGCGTGTCTACGTAGTTCCAACCTAAGTCGATACCTAAGCTTTTTAAACACATCGTCCGCTCAAAAGGGTAGTTATGAATTATCTTCAGCGGATGGTCTGCCATATACTGAACAAAACTACGTACAACATCCGGCGCTATACGGTTGTCTGCATCGGCGTGAGCGGCGTTTGCATAATAAACAGTATTATCCCCTCGGATATACAGAGAAAAGCCCGTCACCGTTGTTCTATTGATATCAAAGACCAGCTTCTTAGGGTTACGATAGTCCTCGTCGTCTTTGTTTAACTTCATGTATTGGTTCAGGCCTTTGTGCCTGTCAGCATCATGGGTTTCGATATCGAAACCCACAGGCTGTCCCATTTGGTTAATTTTGGCTTTGATTTCCTCGAGAACATGGACGTTACGAGCATCAACCAATTGCTCGACTAATCCAGTTCTCTCGTTAATTTGCGAGTACATTTACTGCCACTCTTGGTCTTCTTCAGAAGACCTCACAGGTATAGCCGATTCATCAAACAACTTACCTAACTCAGCCATAACACGCTGAACACCCCCTTCGTTGTGTTTCGCAGCGAAGTATGCGTCTTTAAGTGCAATCAGTTGCTTGGGGCTAAGGTATCCCAGCTTATACAACGCTTGGTTAATCCCCTCGTCTTGTAAGAAAACGATTTGCTTCGTTATATGATTGAATAACGATTCTTGACGGGGGAAAGCCACCGTTTGTTCGATGATTTCTTTACTAAAAGCAGTCTTTACTTTTATATCAGGGTTATACCCTTTAACTTCCGGCATTGGTGTACCTGAACTTGCTTCTGGTAAAACTTCATCAACTTTTTGCATTGGTGGTACGTATGGCATCATCAATCTCCTTACTCATCCGCATCTAAGCTAAACGCCGCTTTAAGGTCCAGCGCTAACGATAGAAGTGCACTGGCCCCGAGATAGATTTCTGAATCGAGACGCGCTTCCTGTTGGTCCTTAGGAATATCGTCACTTTCTTCAATCAAGCGATCTGAGTACTTGATACGCTTAACAGAACCATCTTCACAGAGCATAGCGGTCAATTGGTCGTCATAACTGACAGCAAGTTTCTGAACGAGCTTGCCTGAGTCTAAACACAGTTGAATTTCTTCTGAGTCGAGTTCTTGATTTTTTGCACGGATAACCGCTTTGGTCTCATCTGTGGCTTGAAGCTCAGTCTCTTCGAGCAATTCAAATTTGTCAGGGTGGCCATTAACAATCCAGCTTGTTAGGTCTGAAGCGAGAGACCGTCTTGCGAATGGAACTAACGGTAAACTACCTAGCGCTTTGCGAAGTACCGCAAGGAAGATTTCTGCCTCACCATCTGAAGAGGCATTCACTAACACTAGTTTATGCTCTGGGATGATTGTGCCAATAGTCGAGGTTTGGTCTGTGAACGCACGCGGTGTTAGAAGTGTGACTATCTCTTCTTTTAAGTCTTGGCGCTGTTTTTTCCCAACCGGTGATCCCGTTTCCGCTTCAATAAGCTTAACTTTTTCTTCTAACTCACGGTTGATAACTCGAGCAGGGAGTATCTTGCTTTCTTTCAAAAGCTTAACCGTGTAAATACCTTGAACCTCATGAGCCAGCAACGAACCAATGATAGGCGCAAAACCTAAAGAGGCTAGGGTATGCGAACCGCAAGGGTGAAAGGGGATTGCCTCTAGCGCTGGCACAAGGTTAGACAAGTCTACATTTTGAGTGAGTGAATAAATCTTTGCGTTTTTAAAATACATCGTCAATTTCCTGTTTTTAGTTAGTTAAGCTGGTAGTTGCGGACTGTACGTTGATACCTTACCTTCATACAGTCTCGCGATTTCGTTCCAGTTTTGTGTACCGTGTGAGCCCTTGGCCGGAAGCATCAAAATATGGTCTTCACAAACGTGACAGAAGCAAGCCCAGTTACTCGCGCCGCCAGTCCCACAATCAGGGCACACCACACGAATAATTTTAAGTTCTGATATGTTCATTCTTAAAACCCATGCGATAGAACTTATCTTTAATTGCAACTAGTGTTCGGTTAGGGAACTCAGATTGAAGTTCTTCAAACGTTGTTTTGCGTTTAGCGATATTAAACAACTTGGTTTCCTCTTCTGAGGACCAAGCATTCTTTTTCGTTTTTCTGTTAATTGGCATAATTAAAAACCTCTTGAAGGATCATACACGCCTCTAGGCTCTCGGCTCGGGAGGTCCTTTAAACGCATCCCTACGGTACCATCACGCTTCGTAAAACTTGTAACTGGTAAGCGGTTCTCTTTGTTCTGAGACTCTTTAAAACGGTCGTATTCTTTACCCATACTCTTGCTCCTTGCGTAGTTGTTCGCTGGCACAGTAAAGTTTTATAAACTTATTAGCTCTCATGATTCATCACCATGTAACTCGTTCCAATTTCGCTCGGCGTAATACGCATCATGTTTCTGTTCTTTCAAAAGAGCATTTTCTTCCCGTAGTTTGCCGATTATTTCCACTAACTCGTCTTTGCGGAAGTTTTCCGTGCTTTGTTGTCCATCGTCTTGCTTTTTGCGTAGTTGTTCTACCCACTTTTTCATTTGGTCACTAGCGTTAAGAGGGAAGGCATACATTAAAGCCTCAGCACCCTTTACCTGATTCTCTATGGCGAATTTGCTTGCATATTTATCGCTGTATAACTTAGCTTGTTGAGGGTCTAGGTTATGCCACAACACTAAGTTTAAGTGCTTATCTTCAAGTTCAGCAACACGCTCATTAGCCTTTGCTAGTTGCTTCTTTAACTCTTCGTAGTCTTCAATATCTACAAAATCACCGTCAGGACTTTCTTCTAAACCTCTATTCATCGGGCCTCTGTGACAAATGCACTCTTGGCTGCGGTTAGGGTCAAAAACCTCTTTGTAACGCTTAACCATTCTCTTGCTCCTTGCGTAGTTGTTCGTTCTTGCTAATCCATTTAGCAAATAGCCTGAAAACATGATTTGCACCAATAGACCACTCTGTTGAATCATTTCCATCATACTGGTTGGCGACCTCATGCAGCATTCTTGCATTAGAATTTTCCAACTCCCTTGCACGCTCATTAGCCTTTGCTAGTTCCCCACGCTGAATTTCTACATACTTAGCGGTATCTTTGGAATCTTCTTCAAGCAATTTACATCGCTGTTCTAGGCTCCAAACTTGAGACTGTAAAAGTTTATGTGATTCAATTAAGGCCTCAGAAATACTTTTCCCTAGTTCAACCTTTACGTTCTCCCGACAGTAATCCCAGATAGGGGTTAGAACCTCTTTGTATTCTTTGTTTACTCGAGAGAGATTTTCCAAACGCTTATTCGCATCCCCTAAAACCTTTTGACAATCCTCAAATGCCTCAAATAAGTTCTTATAATCCTCTTTGCCCTTGCTTAGCTCCCAGTCCCTTTCGTTCAGAGCTTCTACAACGCTAGTCATTGGCATCCTAAAACCGTTGCAATAAATGAAACCATTGTTAAATTTGTATTTGCTCACGCCACTTTCTCCTTCTCAAGCTGTTCGTTCTCCCACGTTGATAGGTAATCGAACGCGCCGAGGTTTTCGTAAATTTTGCCAAGGGTCTCGAGGTCAAGGTTTTCCGTTTCGTTCATAACGGGAATAGCGACCCAGGCCATCGTGATAACATGAAGTGGGTTCTGTTTTTCTTTGAATGCCACATGAACATCAATGAGATATTTATTTAAACGCTCGTCTGATTGGCGGTAACGCGATTGGAAATAATGGGGCTCACTTACGACGTACTCTTTTCCGTTCTGGTCACGACAGACCACAGAGCATTCGTAATACCAATTGAAACAACCTTTCTCAACGCTCTCGGCCACATCCACCGTTACGTTAAGCTCCTCACCCGTCTTATAGTCAATAAGCGTGCAATACTTCGTTTCACCCAACACCATCGCGATAGCAAAGTTCTTCACTTTGTCGCGAACCACAAGGTCTATGTACTTTCGAGGGTTGTATTTCTTATTACGCTTGGCTTTCTTTTTCATCAGTCAATTTCCGGTTGTCTATCTTCTTGCGACGACGTTTAGAGGGCTTATCCCAGTTAAGACGTCCAACGTTCGAGTCTACTAATAAGATCCCCGTAGGGTCCCAGCAGAACCACGCATACTCGCAGCTATCACCCCCTCCACCACTAAAGTCAGGGCGTGGTACCGCGACAATAATTTTATCCGGTGGGTTATCAGCCCAGAACTTCTCACGTTTCTTTGTCCCTAAAGCGTTAATCCGCATTAAGAAGCATACAAACCCGTGGTCCGCGGCCTCACTGCGTGCTTTGGTGACAAACTCTTCGAAAAGCGAGAATGGGGGATTAGTTACGATAATATCGAAGTGTAATGGGCTGAGGTCTGTCTCTAGGTAGTTCAAACCTTCCTGAATCTCGCAGTAATACTTTTCAAAGTCCTGTGGTACCAAGTCGTATATATTTCTTTTCAGACCTCGACACGGCTCTAGGAACCTAGCTGGCCGGTTGTCGTAGGACGCAAAGTGCCTAAGTGCATCCCAGTCAATATACTTGAATAAGGCTTCGACAAGTTCTCGCGGGGTAGGGTAGTCTTCGAACTCAGCGACCTTTTTATTTGTGCTACTCATAATCGTTCTCGAGGGGCCGAAGCCCCAACCACTATAAGTTGATAGGAATTGCTAAAGCGTCGAAGACAGCTTTGGCCGCTACGGTGTCTTGCTTACCGATAATCGTACCAGCGTGAATTTCGCTTTGTGGTACGTGGAAGAAACCGATGATCTTCCAGAACTTCTTCAGCTCATCACGACTCTCAACAAATCGAGTAGCCATCGCTTTAGTGAAACCCGCTTCAGCTTCAACTTGATCCGCTGTGATAGGGTCGTCACTCTGCAGGGCATCTTCTAAGAAGCACTTGGCAGAGTCACTTAGCTTTTGATACGTGCCATGACCAAAACGTGAGAGGCCGGTAATTGCATCCGATTTATCACCCACCAGGGTTTTGTAAAGGCGCATATCATCGGGCTTGAATTCTTTAAGCTTCTCACTAACGTAATCCATGGTTACCGTGTCGCTGAGTAGCTGGCGATAATCTTGGTCGTTACTGTCAATAAAGATTTCAGTCTCAGGGGATTTAGTATTTACCAGCTCGGCAATAACATCATCCGCTTCTCGGCCCTCGCATCTAATCTGGATGCAGCCTGAGTGTGTAAGCAATTCACGGAACTTATCCATGAAGAGGTAAAATTCGTCTGTAGAGTCTGAGCTGGCTTTGTATGCTGGGTGGATATCTTGGCGAGGCTTCTTAGCGTTCGCACCATCCCAAACCCATATTAACGAACCATAAGGAGAGTTATTTGCACAGGCCTGAACATAGGCATGAATAGCCCAGTTAGGGCCGTCGCTTTCAAACTTGCGGCGAAGAAGGTTATTACCATCACAAATGTGTAGTTTTAGCTTTGTCATATCGTCAATTTCCGAGAGCAAAAGGGCCGGACTAGCCGACCCTTTTTAAGTTAATTAAAAGGTTATTGTGCTGCGATTTGGCCTTGTGCCGGACCAATCAGTTTGAATTCCAAGGTACCCCACTTGTAAGTGATACCTTTAGGAGCAACCGGTTGGTTAGACACTTCAACAATCACTTTCTGACCTAATAAACCAGCTTGCTTACACGCATTGTGGAAGTTCTGCCAGTTCTGCCATCCCGTCTTAGCCGTAGTATGACCAATCATAATACCTGCTTGGGCAATTACCGTGCCTTGTTGGTCAGCAATGTCGTTGATTAAACGCATTGGTAACTGAACACTTGGGAACGGTACGTTAGGTTTTTTCGGGTCTGTGGTGGTGCGGTAGGCTGTCATTACCGCATTCGCCCAAGGTTGACCATCTGAACCAATCAAACCATCGTATGTGTGGACATAGTTGGTTTGATCACCTGTAGCCCCTGCTACGGTCCAGCGAACCATTTGGCACAACATATAGCCCACGTTCTCAGTCATATCAATCTCAACCTGGAAGGGGTTAAGAAGTGTTGACGGAGCACTACCTAAAACCATACCGTGGTAGCTTGGCTTCAGCCAATCTTGAACCAACAGGTCAGAGTTAGACATGGTATCCATCGACATTTCGCGCTGACCAATAAACTTAGCCAACTCTGGCGGTAAGTTCGCTGGTAGGTCCATGCCGGTGTTTCCAACTGGGTTCACAGCCATAGGCGTTTGCTGTGGTTGTTGTGCTTGCTGTGGAGCAGTATTAGCTTGCTGCGCTTGTTGCTGAATATGAGCCGGGATAGCACTCGCTTGAGCGTTAACTTGCGGATTAGCTTGCTGCGTAGCTTGCTGAGCATTTGCTTGCTGTGTATTAACCGCTTGAGGGTTAGCTTGCTGCGTGTAAGTCTCAGTCTGGTTAACAACCTGAGGGTTAGCTTGAGCCTGTGTAGCTTGCTGCTGCGTAGTCTCGGCTTGAGCGGTGTTAGCTTGCTGGTAGTCTTGACCTACGGCTTGCTGGGTAACTTGAGTTTCTTGCTGAGTAGTAGCGGCTTGAGCTGCGTTATTTTGAGCAGCGGCGATCATTTGTTCGATATTGTTCATCGTCAATTTCCTGATTGTAGATTAATTACATTTTGATTAATTACTGTTTGTGCGGCATTCGCCCTTCGCTTTTCTCCGAAGTTCAGCTATATCGCAGTTTAATGCGGTATAGATGATAACCTTAGCTTATTAATTAACCTTCGTCAACTAATGTAGCAATTTCTTTTTCCGCGGCATCTAAGAACGTTCTTAGTGTCGCTATATTTTCCTTTGATTCCGCTAGGAAAGTCTCTAATTCTTTACCTTTAAGGTTCTGAAGTGCTTGCTGCATCTTGAGTAGAGTGTACTCTGCCTGATGCTCTGCTTGGTCCGAGGGATTATTCAACGCCTTAGAAAAAAAATCTAAGTTGGCTTTGAGCATAGCGGGAATAACTCTTATTTCAGTTGGCTTAAACTGTAGCATTTTTATTCTCCGTAACGGTTTGATGAAACGCGTCTGTAGACAGCGCAATTTTTACAGCTAGTGCAACTTTTGTCATTTGCATAATGATCCTTAAGCGGCTTGCATTATTGGGGTTACAAGGTCAACCGTTACACCTTCTTCAACTTGTGTACGGTCATTCGATTTATTCAGCAGTTTCTTAGCTACGTGAAGCTCTAGGCCACCACGATAGACAAGCAAGGTAATTCGCACGGCTTTCTCTCTAACACCCCGAAGCGCTCTTCGATAGTTCTGGATAAATGTCGTGTCTTGCCAGTCGAAAGAGGTAAATATCATGTGGTCTACATGACCCCAGTTAAAACCCACACCAGCTACTTCAGGGCTACAAATCAACACATCAATTTCCCCTTGGCGAAACTTGTGGTCTATTTCTCCGCGCCGGCTGGTTATGCTGCCGTTTATATACTCAGCACGTAGCCCCATTTTTTCGCATATCTTCTTATAGCGTGCATGGGCCGCAACAACCGTTTCGAAGATAATCAAAGGTTCTTCGTTAAACTTGTGCGTCTCAAGGTGCTGCATAAGGTGTGCGTCTTTACCATCAGAGTCGTTATGCTTTAAACCATACTCCTCTGGGCATTGCATGATCTTAAAGCATCGCTGTAGCGTTACCGCTTCGTTCTCAGCTTCTAAGAAATCATCTTCTAGTTCAGTAATACCTTTTTGCTTAATATCGTTAAACGCTTTGGCCTGGGACTTTGACATGGTGCACATTTCGGCAACGATAATTTTCTTTTCCTTGCCGTAAGCTTGTTCATATGTAACCCGACGACTGTGCTTATCAATAAGAGCTTGAAGTCGGTCATGGTTCTTCCACATGAAGGGCTTCCCATACTCATCTAACATGGCGTGCCACATCATGAAGTTGTTGTACGTTGGGTAGTACAAGGGATTAATTAACTTCAAGCCTGGATACGCGGAACACAACCGGCCATTGATAAAGGTTCCCGTCATGATCAACAAGTCACCCCCGCGCTTCATGTACTGGTACATTTTGTGGGTGCGCTGGGGACCAATGAACGTATTGGGTTTTCTGTAATGCGGTTCGCCATGGGTGCTGAAACCCAAATGCCACTCATCACCACAGAGGTGATAGGTGTCAGGGTATCGCTCAACAATTTCTTTGTGATTGTTGGCAAAGGCATCGAACCCCATCATAAATACTTTGGTTTCTTTGTTCGCAAACTGTTTAGCGCGTTGAGCTGGCGTACCATCTATCACCATAATTTGGTGAGGCTCTAAGTCTGACCACAACAATAATTCATGGTAGTTCTTTACGAGCAGAGATTTAGGCATCGTCCAAATAACGCGGCCCTCTTTAGAGTGATGATAAACCCAGAGGCAACCTGCCGGAGTTTTACCGGTACCGGCCTCGGATAAATCCATTGAACGAGAGTTCGCCAGTGAAAAACCTAAGTGCTCGATTTGATAGGGGCGTAATGACAGTGAATCTCTTCTGTCATACACATCATTCATATCGAACCAGATTTCGTTAGCTGGCTGCTTTGGTATCTTTTGAATGCTGGTCATAATGGTTAGTTAATTTCATCAAATTAAGTAAATTAGTCGTGGCCTGTTGACTGGCCCCTTTCTCAAGCAACGTCACAATCGCTTGTAAATCGTTTTTCAAGTCGGGGAACACTCTTTCGATTGGGAACTCAGATTGAAGAAGTATCTCGAGTAAAAATTCCATGGGGACCTCTTTAGTCCCAGAAAGAGCCAAAGAAACTTTGGCTTGATTGCAGCCTAGCGCGTCTGCAAGGTCTTTCTGCTTAAGGTCTTTTTCTCGTATCGCATTCTTCAAAAGCGCGAGTCTTTCTGAAAATTTCAACATGGCTATCGTGTCTCTTATCGTCAATTATTCTTATGCTACTTTGTCAAACGAACGAATACCTTTGCAGTACTCAGATAATACGTAACTCCCCAAGTGTTCTAGGGGCAAGCTGATTAAGTCTTGTAGTGGCATAAGTTCACTAAGTTTCGTTTCTAAACGATGAACGTGTTTTGGGAGCACCATTGAGGAGTCACCGCAGAAGATCACCGTTCTAGGAGACGTCTTTGCAGCCGTGGCCAGCTTCAATACAGATTCGTTATCGGTGTTCTTCAAATCAACAAACACCATTGGGTGAATATTGGTTTTATCAATGTGTTTGATAGCGTGGTTCATGCTCACAGCGAACAAAGGCTTCACCCACGTATGAAGTGGAGAGTTCAACCGTTCTAAGCACGCAAGCCATACCGCAGCATCCGGTAGTTGTTCTTCGTCTAGGAAGTAAGTTTTTCCATTCGGTACCGGTAACATAGCTTGAACCAGTGGGTCGGCTACAATGTTGTTGAACTTACTTAAGTGGATTTTGCTTAGCTTACGTGTGGCTAAATTCACATTGATATTATGTGAGCACTGGTTTCTCAGTTGTTTAACCGTAAGATTTGATTTGGTGCTTAGGCCGATAAAGTTCCAGCCATGCGGACAAGTATCTTGGTAGATATAGTTAACACCTTCGTCCTCGTGAATACCATAGTGCCCGAGGGGTGCGGGTTCTTTTTGCAGTTGCATCGTCAATTTCCTGATTGTCTGAGTAATTAAAAATTAGATTTGATAATATTTATTACCCCAGTGTTAAAGAATTCTGCCAGATTTTGTAAGTCTGTCAAAGTTATTTCTTTGGTACCCCGTCTTAATCGACTGAAACTACTTCCAGCCATCCCGAGTTTCTTCCTTAACGCCTCACCATCATCATCAAACGTAAACGTGGTGTGGAAGTCTATTCGCATCCCAATAGCCTTGTGCAGGGGGGATACAACCTCAAGTTGGAGCGATACCGGCTCCAACTTGGGTTGGGTTTTAGTGTTTAACGACATTAGAAAGATTCGGGACGTCTAATCCCGTTTGCTGATAACGCGTTAAACGGTCTTGCATGGCCTCAATTTCACTCACTAAGGAGTCGGGATAAGGTTGCTTAATCCCGAGCGTATCGGCCATTTTGTTAGCGGACTCAATATCCTTCAACAAAGCTTTAAAGTTAGCACTCGAACCTAGGTTACGAAGCTGGGACAACTCAGCTTGCACTTTCTTTAGCTTTACAAAGTAATCCGCTTGTAAGTTTTGTGGCATATTGTTTAGGTCCTCCAAAGTCAATAAAGCGCTAGGATAGTTTTTAAATCGTGGTGTCTTGCCTGAACTCTCGTTCCTGTTACCGCTTCAAAATGGTTTAAGGGTAAACGGTACTTCCTAGCAAAGTACTGGCAATATTCACTACGCTTAACAAGATACTTTTGGTAACGGTCACCTTTAATCTCTTCAGGCCTACGCTCTCCATAGACACTTTCAAAGTAACTATAAACGTGTGCCGGAAGATGCCAATATCGTGAGGGGTAGTGAAACATAGGGTTCGCCCAATTCAGCGTTTCACTATCCATCGTCTTTTGTTTTCCCGGGGGCCAGAGCGGATAAGTTATCAATAAGTAATCAGGATAAAGTAAACACCACATCATTTTACTGATCTGAATATTTATCTTTTGTCCTTTTACATCGATAATTAGACGAGACTTTTCAAGTCCCGTCTCTAGGTTCCCCCAAGTCTTCACATGCCAGAAGTCTTCTCGCGCTAACTTCAGTTCCTCATCCCAGTCTAAATCTGGAAACTTATTTTCAACATACGCTTTCAGCTTTTTGTAAATAAGGTGAACGAAAGGCGCATCGAAAGACTTATCCCAGTAGAACAAGCTACGCTGTAATCGAAAAACATTATCACGACGTAGCTGGGCCATTACAGGTCCTCACGAATACGGGAATTAGTGATATGGCAGGGCTTACCTTCTTTAGTGTATCCATATGAGAACACGGTGAGTTTCTTGCCAATATTCTTATGCCCGTTCATAGCATGATCGTGTTTCTCCTTAGCATCCCCAGGCGCCGTAACATCAAAGGTTTTGCCATCTGCCGTTTGACAGACATAAATACCTACCTCAGTACCCAGTCGCTTATTAGGCTTACCTTTGCGGATCCCAATAATTTCAAACTCGGCGTCTTCTTCGTCCTTACGCTTCATCAAAGATGCGCTGCGTTTATCCGTTTCGTAGGATGCGTCACCTTGGCGAACCATTGTGCCTTCATAGCCGTTAGAGGTCCACGAAGCGTGGTACTTGTCGATACCCGCTTGGTCCATAACTTTGTAACAGGCCGTTAAGCATAGGGTAGGGTAAGAGCTTTCGGTTATACGAGAGTCCAAGTAATCAAATCTATCAGCGTAAGGAAGATCAAGAACAACGTCATAAATATTGTACGACAGGTATTTACTGTCTTCTTGTGGCTTCTTGATGAGACTAGAAATATTTTCAAAGGCTTTACCGTGTGCATAGAGCTCACCATCCAACGTTGTACCATCCCAAATGCCTCTATCATAAAGAAACTGTAAACGTTCCATAACGTGAACAACCGTGATTGGCTTTCCGCCACGAGAGTAAAGGAACACCTTTTCATCTTGTATGGTTGCTAAGCAACGGTGGCCATCCATTTTAGGCTGAACAAATACAGGGAATTCCCAGTCTTTTACTTTATCAATCGGTTGGGCCAACATCGGTTTAACCAAGCCTAAGGCATTGGTGACCGCGGCACCTTCTTCAGGTTGCTCTTCAACATAGCCTTTATCCAGTTGTTTTTTGACTTTGCTTTGCGCTTCAAACACGGCTTGCATAATAGGCGTAGTTTCATTACTGCGACCAATATTCTTACCTTCAGTGTAATCCGTAGGCGTTTCGACACCTTTGCCACCTAAGACCTTGCGAGAGGTTACAAGTGTGGTGGCCGTATCGTCTGGGTTAAGCGTAACCTTGATATGCCACGAACCTACTTTTCCGCCCGAATGGACTTTATAAAGGGTTTGTTCAAAGCGAACGTCGGCATCTAGAGAAGTGGTGCTAGAGGTATTAGCAGGAATATTCATATCGTCAATTTCCAAATTTTAAAGTTAAGCCCGTAGGCAAAGTTAAAACTACGCTTTCAACTTTTGTATATCAAGTTAAAAACGAAGTCCGGCTACAAAAACACAATTTATTTGTGTTTTTAATATTTATTAAAAAATTCTGCTTTCTTTAATTTATTTAATTGGTTAGAATTTGTTCGTTTTGTTTTGTAGTAAAAGATTTACAGTATGGCCTTGATGGAGTACAGCCGTGTCTAAGAAAATTGACGATAATATAGAACCACCCTGGGAGCTAGAGCGTCGTAGGCGAATAGCTCGAAAGTTTAAAAACATGCGCCAGAATTATCGATTGACGCAAGAAGAACTCGCTATTGCTGCGGACGTTCACAAGAATACTATTTCAAATGCCGAGCGATACGGCAAAATTTCCACAGAAGAATTCTACAAATACCAACAAATTGCAAAACGCGCTCACATGAAGAAGGGACTCGGTGCGGTAGTGAGTAAAATTACCTTATCGGATATCCCATTCTCGGATTTTAAAAGATTCTTAGCGACGTTTTGGGAGTAATTTTATGTACCGTCACTTCTTTAAAACCTACGGCTTACGGTTCGCGCTTTTCGTTACGGCCCTACTTATCTTTACGGCTGTTTTAAACAACTTCCTTGTGGAAGGGAAATGGCAACTAAACTCACTGTCCGATATGCTCAGCTACTACGCGGTGATGTTTTCATGCGTTATCTTAGCTGGCGTAATGGTTAAGGGTTTCAATAATCGTATCGTTTTGGCTTTGATCATAATTGCTTCAATCTCTGAACAGGCGATTGCCAGCCTAATGTTTACGCTAAGTCCTACACTCCATACCGCTATTGCCATGATTTATGTGCCAGGTATTCTAACCATGGTGATGTACCAGTATCGGGTTAAGTTCCAGTTTTGGGTAGCGAACCAACTTATTAGGTCTGAAAGATTTAGAGAAGCTGGATTCAAATTGCTGGATAAAACTGAAGACACAAACCTAGGTACATGGTTATGTATGGTGTATAAGTTGTGCTGGTTTATCTGTTTTGCTATTGCGGTTTACTACCACATATTCACGATACATTTTGGTATTCATGAGACAGGCCCACTACTTTATGGTTATCGTCTCGTTGATATTGAGTACGCGCTACACTTACCTAGCTTCTATTTCCTGTTTAATATCGTCTTTATTACCCAGACTATTATGTTGCTTATGTTGTTGTTCCACGCGAGTATTCAAGAGTTCTACGTCAAGGACCTCGCAGGGTCCATACCTAGAAAATTGGAAGTACTATTTAAAAGAGCGGCTTAGCCGCTCTTTTAATTTCTAGACTTAAAAACCAACCGTAGGCTTTTTAGGCTTGAGTGATTCGGTTTTAGGGTTGTCCGCTGGTTTTGGGACAACAACATTACTACCAACATCAGCCATAGCCATTGTTGAACCCATACCAAGTACTAGCGCGATTGCGAATCCTAATTTTTTCATTGTGTTTCTCCATAAGAGGTTTGGTTGTTTCTATGGAGTTAATTGCAAAGCATGTGCCTAAACGAAAGTCTAAGAGTTTTAGACCGTTTCAAGCCATAAGGAGTGATATAAGAGGCGAAATGTTGCCTAACTGCGGCAACATTTCGATATCACTATAACAGTATTGGTAGTTCTGTTGCCAGTTCACGACGTTTTAGTAACGGGACTTGGTTTTTGATCCAAGTCTTAATTTTTTGAATTCGACTGCCAGCACGCTCTTTTTTATGGTTAGCTACTATCGATAAAGCTTCTAATAACGCCCATCCCTCACCGTCAGGGCCAACGTAACCCCAGCAAGAATCATCAATGTCTTGGCCTTCGATAACATAACCATACACATCCCCCTCTAAATACGCGGCATAGGTTTTAACTTCACTATCTAAGAATTCAAAGACCTTTTGAATACGTTCTTTTGTTAAACGCTTAAAACCATACTCTTCACGGGCTTTCTCTTTTGTGACGTAGATAAAACCAACTTGGCCAGAGTCCCAAGAACACGAAAACCCCCCTGTATTCATAGTAATTCCAGAATGGTCGTGAAGGTAAAGTGGGAGGATGAAGTAGTATTTATCAAGTCGCGCTTCAATCTTCGCCTCAACCAGTTCTTGGTAATCTTTAGTTCCTTGGGCATCCCAATTTGTTGAAGGCCAGTTATGTTCTAATCTTTCCAACATCGCCTCAAATCCTGGCTCAACTTCTTCTACCATACTGATACGATAGTCTTGGTAGCTTACTGAAGGTTGTTCGTCACCTAAATTGTATCTACTATGCCAGCACACCATTGTGCCCACGTTATCCCACTCACGAGGGCTTTCAGCATCCCCATCACGCTCGATTTTAATTGTTATATCTTTTATTTGAGTCTCAGACTCACCAATTAGATCAAGGGTGTTAAAGTCTAGGCTTAACTTCTGGCAGTTTGCCTTTAGTTGTTTTGATAGTTCAGGGTGCATCGTCAATCTCCAACAAGTTAATTTCAAGAGGGGGAGAACATTCCCCCTTTCAGGGTTTTAAATTTCGCAACTGGGCTGGGCGTCATGCCAAGCTTCAAAAACGCGTAAACGAATCTCTTCAGGTATTTCTATCTTGTCCGCACAGCTCGTTATATACGAGTCGGCTCTCATATTTTCAGTGAACACGAACAAGGTAGGCTTCAAAGAGTTTCGAGCTCGAGACGCGGCCCCCATATCAATATCGTTATCAATAAACACCACTTGAGGATCTATCTCTTCTAGGTGAGCTTCAATAAACTCTTTAAGGCTTGGGTTAAGCAAACTCATGTAGGCTCGAACACAATGGCCTATAAAGGCCGCGTTAATTTCTTCAAGGATTGATTGTTTGTCTTCGTTACTAATTTGCATCGTCAATTTCCTTCGGTGATCGAGTGAAGAACTCTTCACTCGTTAAATTACGGATATCTACAATTTGTTGTTGTAGTCTCTGTATTGCTTCGTTCTTAGCACGGTTAAGTGTTTTATCCGCCGGCTCATAAGGTCGAGGAATAAAGTAACCCGCGAGAATTTCTTTTGTGCGAAGCAGGGTGCCTAGGTCTTTACCACTCATTCGCTGTCCCATCCCCAGTTACGCGCTTCAGGGCAGACTTCTTCTCGGGTTACTGCACTGTCCGTGTAATTACTGAACCACTCAGCTAACGCCGTTTCGTCTAGTTCGGCTAACGTGTCCCACTCATAGACAGTGGTGCTTTCCTGTTCGAGGTAGAAACCGTTCTCACGGATATACTCTTTGCAGTGTTCAATCCATTCGTCCCAGTCTGAAATCCAGTCCATTTCTTCAACATTAAGATACGCATTACCAAAAGGACGTCCGTTAATATCATTTAAGGACTTTTTCCAAAATTCTTCGCTATCCCCGACGCCACCCTCGAGTTCAGCAATCGTCTCTTTTAGAACACGAATAATCTCGCCTTTCATCTTAGTCGTGTCGTCAGTAGCCTCACCTGCGTGAGATAGGGATAACTCAAAATCAAAATTACTTATACGGTTCATCGTCAATTTCCTCAGTTAATTAAACACTACCGCAACCTTCAGAGCGGAATGCACCTACAGGCATTTCCCAGTCGTCAGGGTGGCAGAATATAGGTAAAACATATTCGGATTGCTGGGCTTGGGCCAGCGCTGCCGAGTCCGATATTTCTAACGGTTTGTTGAGCGCCGCTAACTCATCAATATTTTTCTTGCTACGGCTAATGGTTGTGTTGAATTGCTTTTCGTAATTCAACACCTTTTCAAAACGCTCACGAAAGTATTTCTTCATGGTGGCCCATATACTCCCGTGATTATAAATACACGCTTGGCAGCTTGAACGGTTCCAGCCTAAGCGATAGGGGACAGGTGCAACTACACCCGCTTGCTTTAATGTGTCCCAGACTTTTTGTTCTGACCACTCAAGAACGGGACGCCAAGCATCAACGTGCCGAGCTGTTCGACCATAACGAGTATCACAAGCATGGGGCTCTAGCTGATTGTATTTAGCTCGGTTACTCGACTCTTCACGACGTTCCCCAGTTATCATTAACGTGCGTTTACCCTTAAACCTGTCTTGGTTATTTAAAGCGCGTCGGGCTACGTCAATTTTCAGTGCTGAGCTACACCATCTTGTTTGGAGACTCGCGGACTGCTGGGGGAACCTTAAACGGGTAGCGGGCTTAGAGCGGTTAGTATCCCTCTCTAGTAGCAACAGGCCATCCGGCGTTTGAGTAAGTATCGGTTGACTGATAGTGTTCTCTTTAAGCATTTCACCTTCAAACCCCCCTTGTAGCCAACTAAAGTAGAGTGGTAGTCCCATCGAGGTACAGGCTTTCTTTGCATAGTCTGAAATAAACGCCCAATCCATTAGGTTAGAACCTTCACGGCCATCTACTTCATGGTGCCAAATTTCTATTTTCTTTCGGTCTGCACCCTCCGCCAGGATATGAAGTAATGCGGCCCAGCTATCTTTCCCCATAGAGTGGCATACGATAATGTGATCGTAGCTATCTAAGTCCACACTTGGCGCATGGAAGTACGTATCATCTTGTAATACTAGTTTCGTTTGCATCGTCAATTTCCAACAAGTTAATTAAAAGGGGGGAACATTCCCCCCTGTAGTTAGACCAACATCCAATGGCCTTTCAGTTTGTCTCCTTCAGATACCGCATCCAGAAACCCTTCGGTTTGATTATCTTCTAGGGCCTTAGATATCATTGGTAATACTTGAGCTGTTAGCTTCCGGTCTAGGTTGGGGTCTACTTTACCTTTGGCCTTATACACATACCGCCACTCAACTTTTAAAATAGCCATGGCTAACCCTCATACCGCACGATTTTCGTGAACACCTTACAGGTGCTAAACGTGTCGCTGGGTAACGTCTCGACTTCCTCGTAACTGGGGTGGTCGAACGACGTTGGTACCACAGCAACAAGTACCCCTGTGAAGCGGAGTAACTTGCGTGCGGCCTCCATATGCTTTTTTACCTGTTTGAACGGGGGGTTCATTATGATCTTTTCATAACGATACCCCGCGTTGTAACGAGCCTCGGCCCAGCTAAGGAAGTCTTCGTGATGCACCAAGGGGATAGCCCCCTCGCAATCGGCACTACAAAAACGCTGTAACAAAGCTTCAACCAACGAGTATTCACGCTCGACAATAGTAATAAGATCCGCTGAGTGGCCGGTGTTTTGTACCGCCTTAACCAAATTACCGGTACCACCCGAAGGTTCTAGAACGTGATCTTCGGGTTCCAACTCCAACAGCTCGACCATACGCTCCGCCACATCATAGGGCGTAACGTGGCATTCCGTTGAGGCATGAACAACGACAGGCTTTGGGGCCTCGGAGAACTCGATAGGCTCGAGTTCTACTTTTTCCGGTGCCTTAACATGCTTGGGTTTATTGGGTCTTACATACACTGATGAATCCATTAGGCTGTCTCCACTTCCACATACTCAAGAGCCGTTGAATTCGGAGCGGCGTGCGTCTTTGAGTCCGTTAGGTAAACCACAGCCCATTCGCCTTTCCAAAAATCCTGGCCCTCAGGAACAATTCGACAAACTTTTACTCTGAACTGACCACAGGTACTCGGCTTAACGCCCCGCTGCTCACTATGGGTTGCTGAATACTCCGCTTTCGTCATTGAGACGATAGGGTACTTGTTCGCGCTGCTCCACATTTTCACCGTTACGCTTTTTACTTCTTCCGGTGACAGGTTAACAATCGGGGGAGCCTTCGGCTTAGGAACCGGCACTTCATAGCCCACCTCATACATCAGGTCGCGCCATTCCAATTCTTCCAGTTCCAGTGTCGAACCTGTACCAATGTGGATAGGTAAGTCGTTGTCACACTCCGCAATCCAACCAACGTCAGATTTGGTCGCTTTAGGTTTATCCGCGCCATGCGTTCTAAGGAACGTTTGCAATACAGGGGCGGTAAGCTTACCGGTAAAATATTCAACTTCCCCCAACTGAGCCCGTTCGTAAGTAAGACGGTTCAAGATATGGTTTATCTTGCGGTGTAAGTTCTGGTCGTTCTTACGCTTGGTACCTAGCTCAATATTGGCGTCGATAATTTCCGATAAAGGTTTCTTATCTTCCTTAATGTCGCGGTAACTATCTGAAATGCAGATATCCCAACGGTAATTCGCAATCATCAAAGCAAACTCTTTTTGCTTCTCGGCATCCTCCATACCTTTGCAGCGTTCCCAAAGAGATAAGCAATCCCCTGCAGCGTGCAAATAGCGTTGTTGCTTTCGCAAGTCCGTGAGTAACGTTTTAATACGTCTATAAATAACGTCAGGGCGATTTTTGTGGTTGGCATGAGCAATAGTACCCATCATGCGCCAGTTCCAATAGCGGACCGCTGAGCTGGCTTCTTTGGCGCGTTCTTCGTTACGCTCTTGAGCTTCTTGCGCTTTCTGCATTTTACGCTGGCTGTGGTGGCCTAAAAGGATAGGTTGATCACCAAATTGCATATTGTTCGCCGCAGCACTAAAACCTCGCGCTTGGTCAGCACGCTTTTCAGCAAGCGCTTTTAACCGCTCAGCCTTCGCTTCGGCACGCTCGGCCATCGTCGTGTCTTCAGGTTCAATCGTGCCGGCCAAGCGAATACATAAGTCTTCCGCTTCAGGGGACCATGAAGGTTTTACGAAGAGTTCTTGTTTTGGCGCCCAACCAAAGCCCAGTTCCTTAAGCTCGTTGTAAAGGTCTGTATCTAGGCGATTGATAGGATAAATACGAAGCTTGTTATCTTCAGGGGAGTAAGTAGCGCGTTCGATATCTTCGTGTTTTGTAGCAACAGTTTGATTAGTCATAATCGTCAATTTCCAAATTGTAAAAGTTAATTGAAGGGGGAGAACATTCCCCCCAGGTTAAACGGCTGCAGCAATCGCTTTTGCTTCAGCCAGGACTTTTTCTTCTTCCGCGATTTCTTCTTCCGACAACTCAATACCCGCGTCTTTTGCCATTTGATAGTAGGTCATTCTTACCGCAACGGCGTTACTTTTCATTTTGTAGTCATGGGATACACAACGATGTTCCCATTTCCCATTGTCTTTATCGAAGTAGTTCCAGTTTTTCTCGTTATTGGGGCTACTTTCTTCTAAGAAGTTACTTAGCACTTCAGGCCCAATTTCAAGTTCTTCCGCTTTTCTAAAGAGCATGGCCAATGCCTTAAGTGTCACTGTGAAAGGAAGAATGTAAAATTGTCTCGTGAACTGCGCCGACGGGTGTATATATTCCTTACAAACGTGAGGGTGAGACGTATACAACTGCCTTAGTTTTTGAGTGATAAACATCTTGTCTAAGAAGACTTTTAAATATTCCGCCATGCGCTCTGGTGAGTTGTCTTTACCACAAAATAGCTTGGCAAACTCATTGAGCTGTTTTAGTGCCCAGAATTTATCTGAGTCACCGGTACAACTGTTCTTCTCATACTCAACCACCGCACGAATATCCGAAGCTTGTACAGTATCCATCAATGTCGAAGCTATCGGGTCGGCGTTGTTGTATGCAATGCGGATTGAATCAACCGGTACCTTTTGCATCGAATTAATATCATGGAATGCCTGTTGTCTTTCAGATAAATCCAGCATCGGAAAAAGCATAATCGAAACTTGGCTGTTTTGAAGCATCGGATACTCTTGCAAAGCAAGCTGAACCCCTTTTGCTCGGTGCTGGCCATCAAACAAAAGCATTTGAGCATCGAGGTCCACACGCAAATGGCCGATATTTCGATACTGGTCCATTTGCACTTCAACGAAGTCAAAGTCCCCCTCCAACGAGCCCACTAAAGGTGGAACGACAAACATCGTATCGTTCTTGTGGTTCTCGATTAAATACTTTGCGAACTTCTTAGCACGCGGGACATTCACTAAACGTTGACTACGCTTAGTAATATCCCAGTGATCGTCTAGTTTCAAAAGAGAACTTAGCTGGCGCAAAGGGATAAGTACTTGGTAAAAAGGTCTTGAACCTTTCACGCCTCGAGAGGCCAGGAGTTTATATTCAATTTTATCCATCATGATTTAGTTCTCGTCTATAAAGCTTAAATCGTCTGCCATTACTTTCAATTGAACTTGAACACGCTTACCTTTGTGCTCAACCGTTGAAAGCCAAAGCTCTTGTGTAAACCAGTTGTCTTCAGTCATGTTTTCAAGAGCCTCACCAACAATTTTGTTAAATGTACCTGAGTCATGACACACTACTTGTCCTTGCGTCACATCATACTCAGGGTTTTCGCAATGGTTCTTCATGCGGCCACCTGTTTAGTTCGGCCATACGTTTTATGGCGTAGTTCTCGATAACCGTGACTGCTCAAGATATTTCTAGTCTCGGAAGTGATAGACCACGTAGAACAGAACTCAGTGCGTAGCCCGATACCTTGATAGTCTTTGCGCTGATCACCCGTATTTATCATTCGGTCAACAACCAATAAGTCGTGTGGATACCCCTTCACGAACCATTCGATTTTATTGCCGAACTCGGTTAATACGTCTTCAAAAAACATCATGCCTGTGTCGTAGGCCAGCGTGTCTTTGGCAATAACGAAACTATATAGCGCGGCCAGAAAGATATCGGCATTGGCAATATCGCCACCCCAACGCCAGTCATGGTCTGGATGAGTAGGGGCTCGAGACTGACTTAGAATTATTCGGTGAGGCTGGGCACTTAACATCAAGTCAGTTAAAGCTTTCGATAAACTCACACCGCGAGGGACAATAAATTTCTTACTGCTTTGGTGTAGCTTTACACGCCACTTGTGAGCCGTGCGGTTGCCTAAGTTGATAAGTTTTTCACTCATCATTTGTAACTTTTCTTCCCAGCTCAAAACTGAATACTGCTCGGAATACACACTTACCGCTTGCTTAAGCTGAAAATCAAATAACTGGCGTAACTTGTCGTGAAGGTCTTCAACGGTACCGGTACCATCTGAGCCAAATCGAGAGGTGTTATCTTCTAAGAACTTTACGAAGCGTGGTTGTGTAATCGCGTCAGCAATTACAAACAGCATCGTGGCCGTAGCCTGTTTATTGATACGTTTAACATCAGTCATGATCGTCAATTTCCAATTTTAAAAGTTAATTAAGAGGGGGGAATATTCTCCCCCGTTTTTAGCTTGCAGCCCGTATCGGGCTATGGGTTGTTACTTCATACCAATCATAGAGCTTCATAGTCTCTCGACTATAATCTCGCTCCCACGTTCGGCCATTTGCATCTACTAAACAGTAAGGCACTTTACGTCGCTCACACATGCTGTCTGCGTGCTCTTTTGCTTTCTCAGGATTCGGAGCAAAGAACTCTTGCATACGGCGCTCATGCGTAAACCTGTCGTGATACACCAGTTCGTACTTCACTTAAGCCACCTTGTCTAATTTTTTACTTTGTTGAAAATAGCGGAACAACTCGCCGCCTGCCCATTCACCTTTCGGCACTGACACACCATTACCAATCTGGCGATATGCCGACGTAGCCGAGACAGGGAACGTAAACCAGTCTGGTACACCCTGCAGCCTCGCATACTCACGCACTGAGTAAGGACGAACACCCATTGGGAATCGCTTGTCAGCAACCAAGCGCGTCGATTTATCCTTGGCGTAGTGAGCAACACAAGTCGGCGCTATATCTCCTTTGCTGGGGTCGCTGATTATTGGGAGGTCACGGTACTTACCCGACATTCGCGCTTTAATAGCGCTGGGCAAGGTTACTTCTGGGTCATGCTCGACAATTTCAGCCAGCGTCACAGGACGACAACTCTTCGGGGGGCGAACTTCAAAAGGTCGGCGGGTACCAAAAATAATCAGACGATCTCTTCGCTGGGGTAACCAATGCTGAGATTGGACCGGACAAAAAACGTGAACGTAGTAATCCGGCAACTTTGTCATAGCTTCCATTACCAGCGGAAACGCTCTCATTCCTGGCACATTTTCCACCACGTAAGCATCGGGCTTGCGAATGGCCAAGTGACGCAAAGCATGAAGGAATAAATCGTCACCCGTTCTTACACCGTGAATATCGCCTATCGTGGAATACTTGGTGCAAGGGTAGGTGAAGACCATCGCATCACATTCCTCTTGGTTTAACACGAGCTCTTCAGTCAAATCGCACTGTTGAACATGGTGGCCAATATTCTCGCGATACGTCTTAACCGCGTCTTTATCAATTTCAAAAGACTGGTTAATGGTTAATCCCGCATTTATCAGCCCAATATCCATCAGGCCAGCACCACAAAAATAACTGTTTACGTTTATTTGCATCGTCAATTTCCAAATTTAAGAGTTAATTTTCTAAACCGCGATTTCTACGGCGCTTTCTCTCTTCGTACATATACTTCTTGGCTTGTGTGTCGCAGAACTCATTTACCGCTGAGCGTTTATTGCCATACCCGCTATGGCCTTTAACCCACTTCCACTTTATGTACTTCAGTTTCAAGTGTTTTAAGTTCTCCGCCATAACGGGCTTTAGTTTTTTGATTGCACCTTGGCAATCCGACTGGATTACTAAAACTTTTCCCTCCCAGCTAAAATCTGTGTTAAAGGATTTATTGTGCTGGGCGTGAGTTAAGGTGTGGATAACGGCACAAATCTCAGCTTCTTCGGCGTTATTGCATTCGTTAAGGACGCCTCCAACACGAAAGGTTCTTGGAGGGAATCCCGCTTTTACCCAACCACCAAAACCCCCCGCTTTTGTTTTTGGGCAGAAACTAGCATCACAGAACAATGTGATGAACAAGTCTCGTTTATCAGGCTCAGCCTTAGGGTGCGAAACAATCGGTGCGCTGCTCGTTACGTCCCAAGGTGGAGCATCAAAGTGGTCCATCGTCAATCTCCAAAAAGTTAATTTCAAAGGGGGGAGAACATTCCCCCCTAAATCACACTAATTATTACCGCTTCACGGTTAAAACATTCCGAGCAGATATTCTTGCTCGAACCCATTAACTCAAGTTCCATTTCTATCGCACGGCGTCTTGAGTCACTTATCTTTGACTGGCACTTTGAACAGTGCGCGTCAGCCTTTGCCGGAACAAGGCCCTTAAATAGGTTGGGGATACTACTCACCGTGTAAATCCCTATGCGTGTCTAAACGCCCCAAGCGAACTTCAACTTCTACTTTTAGCGAAAACTTCTCGGCTAAAGAGGTACCAAAGTTTTCTGCTTGGTGAAAGTTAGAGGCCAAGCACTCCGCGGCACAGTGGTTCACTCGCTTGCCGCGTCGGTGGTCAAATAACACTGCTGTGAAATATTGCATATCCAACCCCCTATTTCTTCGAACGCGCTCGAAGCGCTTTACGCTTTTTCGCTTCACGACGCTGAACCGCAGCGCTGCCCTTAGGCTTCTTCCGGCCTAAGTGGTCTATCTTCTGCGCATAGTTGGAGCGGTCTTTTTCTACTTGCTTTATAGTGGGCGCTAATTTCTCACCCCACGCCCCAGAGACCGAGGCCCCCATACCAGCAACCATCGCGGTTATTAATCCAATCTTATTCACGGCTTTTCTCCTTATCGTCAATTTTAATCGTTAGGTTCTAGGTCTAAATACAACTGCCAGCGAAAACCGGCTGCGGTTTCGAAAAACAATAACTGGCCCATTTGGTCGCAGTATTCTTTTCTAAGCGTTTCCTCAAAGGAATCACACTTAATAAATGTCTTGTCGAACTCAGTAATAGCTTCAACGCGGCCACGGAATATCTTCGGGGGCCAGAAACTAAATTCCTCCGAATTAGGCTTACGACAAACAATCATGTGGACGTTTTTATTCTTCTTCTTTGGCATCTTCAAAGTCCTCCAAACGTTCGTTCCAGTCTTCTTGATACAGCGAGAAGAAAATAGCTTGTAGTGCGGTATCATCCGCCAAACAAACGGCTTTACCCGCACCCCCACAATCGGCATCGAGCGCTCGACTCAATTCATCGGCACAATTGATAGTGAGAACCGCAACTTGAAATTCGGCCTCGGGATCATCAGGGTCAACCCACTCAAGGTTTTTCATGATGTAGTCTTGAATGGCGTATTTGCCTTTTACGAATTCCATCCAGCCCCATTCTTCATCCGCTAGGATATAGTGAATAGGCATACCCGAACTGACTCTTTCGGGTATGTTGTAGAACGCTATATCTTTATCCGCCAAAATCTCTTCTGAGGTGTATCGCTGTGGATGTGGTTGGTTACTCATCGTCAATTTCCTCTCCAATTTTTCCCGCTTCCAGTAACTTGCGGTATTGCACTACGTTCTCAGGGTTATAGTCCATCAAACCAAAGGACTTCTCCCCCGTTTCTAAACAAAGGGCAGAGCCATAAACATTTAGGTTTATCGACTCAAGGTAAGTGATAACTTCAATAAGCGTCTTGTTTCTGGGACGCTTTATCTTCGGCGTGTCTTCACTCATACGTCTACGGCCTCCGCCCAGGCTTTTTCGAATTCGGCTTTTGAATAGGGGCTAAGGCCACCAAATTCGTAACGATGTAAGACCGCAGCTTGAGTGAACTCGCAATCGTTGATTTGATAGCAAATCCGACGAGTAACGTCATACATCAACACACCTCTTCGCGCCCCCCCGGATAGAGCAATATACTCATACTCAACAACACGAATAATCTGGCCCTCTGGACCATAATGACGCCCAGTGTTCCACTCCATTCGACGCATTTTTTCAGGTTCGGGCTTCACTTCCTCAGGGTAACAAGACCACGACGTTTCACTCAGGCCAAAGCCTTGTTGTCGGTCAATTTCAGAAACCGGTAGGTCCGCAGCAACATGGTTGCCATACGCTTCAGCAACGTCATAATCGCTTGCCATGACGTTAGGTAAAACAATCTGTCGGCCGGTATCGCTCTCTTCGAGCACTATTTTGAATTCTTTTAAGTCGCTCATTACTCGTCCCCTACCGGTAGGGTTGAAAGATAGGCTAGAACATCATCTGACAGCGTAAGAATGTTACGTATCATCTGCTCGTTCGCTTCGACAAATCCCGTTAGGTCGTTAGCTGTTTCGCCACCAAAGTCCACGCGGCCATCGCCCATACGGTCCTCGATATTAAGCTGTTTGCAATAGCGTTGTGCTTGTTCGAGTGTGGTGCAGTCAGGAACGTGGGTTTCATCATCGGTGCATACGTCAAACACCACTCTTGGGCGAATAAAGTGCGGCCCTACTTGTGTGCAGTCAATTCGGTGATCTTTGACTTCACCATGCACCACACCTGAGAAGAACTGTTCACTTTCGTAGATTCGCTGGCACTCTTGCTTTAGGGTATTTATCGATTGCTTAGAGTCCTCTAGTTTCTTTTGCAACGACTCTATAACGTCCACTAGTTCGTCGTTACGGAAGTTTTCTAAATAATTTTTTCTATTAATTTCACTCATCGTCAATTTCCTTAAAGTCACAATAAACTGGCCCTTCATCAGGGGCCATAAAGTCAATTTCTGGGTCGGTAGCAAACTCGCAGTGCTCAACCGATTTATACCCGTCACCTAGCATGGTGCCACCACACTTTTTGCACACTTGGCGCATCGTCAATCTCCAAAAGAGGGGGGGAATTTTCCCACCCTCGTTATCGTTTAGTCCTCATCAGGAATAGGCCAATAGCCAAAGTCTGAGCCATCCCCTTCGTGAGCCCCAAAGTAATAGCCCTCTGGGGCTTGAGCGTCTAAAATCTCGAACAATTCTTCAAGCTTGTGACAGGCCTCCTCGCAATACCACCACTCGCATTCGTCACCTTCATCGGTTACCCATGCGGGGATAAAGCTGTAAGGTCCGGCCATTATCTGGGTATACTCCGCCTCGGCATATTGACGGACAGCATCCAGAAACGTCGGGATTAAATCTTGAGTCCGGTGCGTAGCACGGCTCACGGTACCTAGTTCAATTTCAATTCCATTCTTATTTTTCATCTTCCGCTTCCTCACGCTCCCAGCGTTTTAGTTCACGCTCTTTGAAGGCCAGCACATACTTCATGTACTTCAAGGTTTCCTTAGCCTCGGGCTCATCTTTGTGTAGGTGCTCAAACTCAAGGTCGGTTTCTGGTAGGTAATCGGAGGCATGTGCATATCTTTCCTCGGCTTTGCTGACAAAAATCGAATAGCCCAACCACCCGATTTCAGATATCAAATAACCCGCGATATGCTTAGCCGTTTCCGCCGCTCGGAAATAGGGCATATCCACATTCAAGTGTTTCTGAATTTTAGGATTAACCGCACCATACCCAGTTACACAGGCCGGAGTGCCACAAGTGTGAATATCGGTGGCTTGGTCGGCAGGATCGTAGTTCTTATAGAAATCGGCCATTTCAAATGGCAGCTCAGACGCAACCACTTTTTCCATGGTCTCGATTAACAGTTCTAACAGCGGAAAATTACCAGCACTCATAAGTCACCTCGTTGAGAAAGAGAAATAGTGGGGCAACCTTGGCCGTTGCCTACGATGATGTGATCGAGTAACGGCACATCGATACTCGCTAACGCCTGTTTAATTTCTTGCGTTAAACGAATATCCGCTTGGCTCGGGTCAGGGTGCCCCGAGGGATGGTTATGCGCGATTATCAACGCCGCAGCATTCAGGTCTAAAGCACGACGAATTATCTCACGAGGGTAAACCGAGGCCGCGTTTATCGTTCCTTCAAACATGATTTCACCGCTAATCAAACCATGTTGAGAGTCTAGAAATAGGCAAAGAAATCGTTCGCGAGAGCCATCGACCAGTTGCAAGGCACAATATTGCTGACAAGCGATAGGATTAGTAATCTTAGAACGGCCATAGAAATTAGGCTGTTTCTCACGAATGATGTTTAGCGCTCGAGTGATAGCGCGTTTCTCGGTAGGGGTGTAAGGACCACATTCAGTTAGTCTAGTCATAGTCGTCAATTTCCAATTTAAAAAGTTAATTACCAAATTTTTCGAACCGCAGGGGAGAACATTTCCCCCCCCTTAGGCGGCGTCTTGTGCTCTTACTTCAAGCATGGCCAGTAAATAATCCGCGTAGCTGATAAAATCATCGAGGTACTCACTACCCAGATACAACCACGCAAAGCTTTTGATTTTATCGCGGTCAAGTCCTATACCTTCAGCCGAATACCGGCGAATGTGGATATTGACACCCAACAGCGAATCAATCATCAACGAGCCCATTTCAAAATCATCCAGCACAAGGCTCACTTCTTCCACCAAGGCACAGATAAACGCGGACTCAATCAACATCCAGTGCGAATACTCCCAGCCCATCAGGGCTCGAATCTTCGCGTCACGGACACAGTAACCCTCGATTGTGGTGTGTGGCGTGTCTTTGGTTATCGGCATGAGGTTATCAATCGAGGTGCGAGAGCCTTCATCTTCACCCTCGATGGTCATAGCCAAACGACCACAGTTTCTCGCCGTATGCGCAACCGCAATCATACTCCGGAAAATAGGTAGATTTTTACTCATCGTCCTCGTCCTTAGGCTCCTCGAAGGAAGTAAGGTCGTACCCCATATCGAATAGCTCATCGATAATTTCGGCTTTACGACGGGCGATAATCTCCTGAAACCAGCCCCCACTCACATTGAAAGGACCAACACAAAATTTATCCGTCCCGTGAATAGCCAACGGATAATCTCCGTCAAGGTGAACCGTGCCTTGTAAATCACACAACCTTTTCAATTCATCCAAAAGATACATAACACGCACACAATGTTTCATAAGCATCGAATTTAGATTCGAACTTTTAGTCACTTTTTTACTCATAATCGTCAATCTCACTAATTGTCGGGTTAAACTATGCCGATTCTCGCGCCGCAGCGTCACCACGCGAAGACTTCTCGGTGAATTCGTCCTTACCTAGCACCTTTTCCATTGCACCCGCTGAGGATGCGATAGAGGCCGCGCATTCAACACCGCAGTTAAAGCCAAAATCGACCAGTTTTTCAACCACTGAAAAGTCCAGGCCGAGTTCTTGGCTCAGCGCTTCAGTACGACGGTGCATTTCGCCGAGGTCATTCGTGCCCTTCAGAGCATCAGATTTTCGGTAGAGACCAATGAGACATTCGATTTGCTTGGCTTTCATCTGCATGACAGTTTCAGCAATCTCGCGCTGGGTTTGGCGCATGAGTTCGTGAGGGGAGGGAGCAGTCTGGTTTACAGGCTGGGGAATGGTGGTAGTCATATCGTCAATTTCCTAAGTTAATTAATCGGCTCACGCCGTAACACCCCGAAGGGCGGATTTCAGTTATACAAGGGCAAAATGCCCGAGTCAATTGCAATGGTCTTATTTCGACCAAAAACACAATTTGGGTGTGATTCACTCCCACGGTGGTTTGTTGCACGTTGCGACAGTGAGCACCACAAGCGAATTCAAATTCTTATCACGCAGAGCTCACAGCTCGTCACGCAAAGGTCGTTGGGTAGATCACTGCGACTTGCAGCAAGTCACAAGGAGGAACACGTACAACGCTTGTAAATAATCCTTGGGTACGAATTAAAACGAAAGCGAAGTTTTTAAAAGTATACTTCTTAAAAAATGTTCCCAGTAAAATATATAAATGTACATTTAATAACGAAAGTTTGTGGGAACATTTTTGCCACCGGCTCTGAAGCCCTTGTTACCCACGGCATTGCGAGTAATAATTACCCTCACCGAAGTTACGCGTAACTGGTCAAAATTCGCACAGCTACAGACCGCATTCTACCGTTTTGAGAAATCACAAAAATGGCCGAGAAAGTTTATAGGAACACAAAACCTAAGTTGTTGTATCTAGGCGCTTAAATTGGGCTTGTGTGTTACTTTTGGTTGTTCTGTGTCAGTTTCGCCAAAAAGTTTACGGGAACAGGTGTTAACTGGCTCTGGAATGTCCCTTTGAGCGAGTCTAATTGCCGTGCTCATTTCGCAAATCAACAACATTTGGTGATGCTTCGCTACGTGTTCTGGGTCTAAATTGCCTAGCTCCATGAGGGTCACACCTTTCAATTCTAGCGTGCCAATCTCGTATTGTAGCGTGCCATATTGGAGGACAACCACTGGCTTATACCAGCCAAAATGTACCGAAACGTTCTTAAATTTCATCGTCAATTTCCTGTCAAAATGTGCTCAAATGAGGGGGGAATGTTCCCCCCTGAAGCCCTTAAATTGTCCTAAAATAGGGGGAGAATGTTCCCCCCTGAAGCCCTTAAATTGGGCTCTGTTTTGAGGTTAAGGCGAATACCTGTGGCCTTAAAATACTTTACACGACCCTTGTAGAGGTCCTATATTCTCATGCGAGAAGCTTGGATAGAGGCTTGAGGGTTGGAATCGGCGCTGCTCCTATTTCCGCGCTGTCAACCCTCGATTCGAATTTTTTGTCCTTTTTTCTCGAACCAAAAACCACCAGCCTCGATTCTAGATTCTATTTTTTAGAATGAAAGCGAACTTCCACCAGCCGAAAATTACTTCTTCTGTCTAGAGTCTCTGCTTTGAGGGTCGCTACGGAGATCAAAAACAACGGCACACTGGCGTAACTCGATACCTCAATTAAGCCCAGGCCATTGGCACTCGTAATGAGTACCGTGAACCCAGCCACCAGCATCATGAAATGCACCATAAACGCGATAAATAAAGCGATATCTGTACGTGTAATCATCATCAATTTCCTTGTCTCTGGGGGAGAATGTTCCCCCCTTAATTAGCGCTCATATCGAGCAATTATTTCCTGAACCTCTGCACACTCAAGCACGCCCTCATGCTCAACGTTGTACATAACAACCTCATCCAAGTCTTTAAGTGGATTAGGTCTACGCTGGCGCATTCGCCACCAGCGCTCAAGCTGAGCCGTTGTACCTACCAACTCAAGTTTATGAAACCAAACTTTCTTGTCGTTTATATATTCCGTGGTCCCCAGATTCAAACCATTGTTCTGTCTCAAAATTCGCATTGGTATTTTCATAATATTATTCCCTCAAATCTGGGGGAGAATGTTCCCCCCTAAAATCGCCGCGACAGTCACGGCCCTGTAGTTGCCCAAATTCCCTTCACGCGAATTGCTATCACAATCCACCAGCCTAGATCCTAGACACGAGAGCCTAGGCACTGGCACACACCACCAGCATAGGTAGGCACGCGCTTAATAGCCTCGCGAAAAATAAAAAACCGATTAGCACGGCTAGTTCTAATCGGTTTTTCGTTTCTCGAATTGAGGGGGGAATGTTCCCCCCGCTGGGCTTACTTGTTTAATTGCTTTTCTAGATCCTTTTGAATCTCAAGCGATAAAGCAAGCATTGCCTTACTAACTTTGGCGCGATGTGCTTTAGGTAAACCGGCCGCGTCGAGTGCTTCAAGCTGATGATTAATCAATGCTTGAGTATGATCCTCAAGCTTAGAAACAAGAGCCTGAACAGCGCTTGTGACGTTATCATCAGCAGCACGCTTTGCCGCTCCCCCTTCTTTGTCCTTGCCCTTTACAGGTGCGCTTTTTGCGTCTTTGCTTGGCTTTTCTTCTTTCGTTTCTTTAGGCAAGTATTCACCTAAAAAGTTAAGCCATTCTACGCGACCTTGCGGTGCACCGTTTTCGCCGTAAATATCCGCGTTTAATACCTTGTCACCAATTTGCGCGAATGTGCCGTTTAACTCAATGGTTTTGATAGAATCAAAAAACTTGGTTAGATATTGACGGTTATCATTTACGAATTTCACGTAAGTTTTCCAGTAACCTTTTGCTTGGTTGTATAGGCGTGAGCTGTCACGGTTGGCTTTTGTGCGTTGGTTAGCTGGCACGCCATACAGGTCACAACAAAGCGCGATGTTAGCGCCTTTTTCCATGTTGTGTGCTACGGCATAGCACGCAATAGCCATTTTCACGGCTGGCACGCGTAGGTCATTTTTATCAGCGGTAACAAGAGCAGAAGCAAAAACAGAAGCATTGAAAGTGGTAGCAGTAGTCATAATCGTCAATTCCTTAAAAGTTAATTTGTTGGTGGGGGAATGTTCCCCCCCTCGAGCCGTGTTAAGTGGTACGTGTCCCGAGTTGCATTCACTATATAAGGGGGGGTGGATTTTATGCAAGAAAATGGGGTGATATAGTGGGGTGGCCCTCTCACTCCACCTGAAAAATTTTTGGAATTTTGGAAGGTTATAGATACTACCCTCAAACCTAGAACCGCGACCCGAGAACCTTCACCCCAGAAACTAGAAACTTTACCCGAGAACTGCGACCCGAGAACCTAGGCCAAAAAGAAAACCCCGAGGGATTATGGCCACTCGGGGTTTGAGACGTTCAACGTAATCAGAGGTCGTTGCTCGTAGGATAAGCTTGAAACTAGGTATGCGGACGGGCACAAAGATTAGAACAGGCTTTATCGTCAATTTCCAAATTGTAAGGAGCGCTGGGCTCCCGCGGTTGAGGCATGTAAGCTGTTTGCTGTCAACGCCAACTAAAGTATAAAAATCTCCTCGATTGGTCAAGTAAGTAAACCGGTGGCAAACCTTATATTCTGTTATATAAGTGTTAAATCACGAGGGCTTTTGTTGTCGTATTTCTGAAATAAAAGACACAATTAAATTGTGTTTTTGTAGTTGGAAAAGTTCATCAATTGAAAGCACTTACACACATTGTCAATGTGTGCAAAGAAACGTAAAAAAGGCGAAAAAATTTTTAAAAATTTTTTCGCCTAAGGTTATGCCTGATTGATTAATGAGCGTTTAATTGAATGTTCAGTCCATAATACTGAATAACTAATCGGTTTTTCGAATCGCGTCCCACGACTTGGAGAAACTGATAAAGCGTACTGAGCTCTTTGGTTCGACGATAGAATTCACCTTCATCCACGACAGCCCCGTTTTTAAATTCGCGAACAGATGCGGCGTAGAGGGTATATAAATCCCTACCGGCTATAGAAGGTAGTGACTTAAGCTCATCAATCAACTCGTCTTTTGGTAGGGATTTAAGCACCGCTATCATAGAATCATCAGACAATTCAATATACCCAGAGGCTTCGAAGAAGTATCGAACGTTATTGTTCATCTGCCCGAGCTGGCGCACGAGCTCATGATGTGAGTCGGGTAAGGTGTAGTCGCGATTGTTGACCAGTCTCGGATAAGCGCGTAAGGCCCACGAGATAATCTTGTCCTTTTCTTCAGCAACAATTTTGTTACCAACATCCAGCTCTCGATTTTCAGGGGGAATAGGTCTTTCCGTATTGAGTATCAACCAGCGTCGAGTAAATCCTTCCGAGAAATCTTTAGTTTTTGGCAGATGGTTTGAGGCGAACCAATGTGTAGCCATCGGTTGCAGGGTGTTATGTTGGTTGATGTTTCGCTTAAGCGTGACTTCTTGGCCATCAACAATATCTTTGAAGCGCTGGCTGTTGATAGGTTCGTTTTCAGAGAGTTCGCCACACAGGTTTAGTAGTTTATTCGATAGCGCGGCCAGCGCGTCATTATCTCCCCACTTGTTGGGCGGGAGTGAAACGCGCTTTTGGGGTGGTACCAGACCGCGAATGATATTGAGTATCTGACTCTTTCCTGATTTTGGCGTGCCGTGAAGTAGGATGGCCCTTTGAAAAAGTGTCCCCGTGTTGAAGAACGTCGCGGCCATCGCTTCTTGCAAAGCCATTATGTTATCGCTCTCGTCGTCGTTCTCCCAAATCTCCGTGATAAATTTATATAGCTTTTCGGGTGGGTAAACTTGGTCTGGGTTGAAGGTAAATGGCAACGTATAGGTTAACCCCATATCTGGGTCGTGGGGTAATAGCTGAAGTTGGGAGTTCACGAACCCGTTGTTGAAGTTCACCCCTACAGAATTGACGCGTCGAAGGGGCAGGGCCAGTTTGTTTTTGATAGCCGTAATAATCGTATTGGTGTTACGCGTACCCTTGTCTGTGAAGTTCGACGGAAAGTAGGTGTTGATGATATGGCTTATCTCATGGTCTTCTACAGGTTCCCAATGCGTGCCTAGCCAACGGCATAATCTCTGGGCATCGATGGCCGCATCATAGCGATGCTCGGTTTGACTTGAGAGAAATTGAGTAACAATAGTAACGATGGCCGGAAGGTCTATCACGCCCCGCGCTTGCTTCCTAAGATTTGCTATCTGACTATCCATCTTCGTCATGTTTAGCTTCATCCCAGACTGACGCGAGATATATCGCTTGAGCTGGTCTACTTCGAGTTTGGTTACTGTGAATGAGCGTGCGATTTCTTCCATGGCCGACTGGCATGCACTCAACATTTGGGTTTCGTTGCCTATGGCGTCGGACATTTTATCGTAAACGTACTTCTGAAGGCCTTGATAGGTGTATTGCGCGTCCTTCGAAGTGAAGGGAATCGCGTATCTGTCCCTTAGATTAGAGCCAATATTGATGTCCCAGTGGGGCGGAAGGCGAAGGTTGTAGTACATACGCACTTGGTGGATAAGTGAGTAGAAGGTCTGGAAATAGGCGTCTTTTTGATGATTTGGGGGTATTTTGGCAAAATTTTGCGAAAAACTATCATAAAGCGCGTCAATTTCTTGCAAAACGGGCAAAAGGTACGTGTTTTGGTCGCAATTCAGTAAAAAATCGTAGCAAAAATGCGTCAGGTAAGAGCGCATAGTTACGTCCAATTGGCCTAGAGTGTGTAATTTTGTCCTTGCTTCGTGCTGGTATGGCTCTTTTTGAAACTCCACATCCGGCATAATCTCCTGCAACACATCCATGATATGGTGTGGTTCAAATACCGGTAAGTTATCTACGACGTCTTTGGTAGGTACCTGAGTCGGTGAACTTAGTACTACGAACGTATCTTCCGCTAAGAACGAAAGTAAACTTCCCTCGAGGCCCGAGCCAAGAACCGTGAACGATTTTAGTGACTCACTACAAGGCGAAGGTGCCGGCGCTTTAAAAATCATGTAATGGCTATTTGATTCAGAGACCAGCCAAAAGCTTGAAGGAAGCTTATGAGAGAGCGAAAGCTTTAAATCGGATTGTTTATGATCGAGCCTTAACGCGACAAGACAATATTCACTCTCGTCTTTGAGCGCCTGACCCAAGGCCACGCCGCAAAGCTTATCCGCATGTGTCGCTTGCCAATTCTTTTGGTGTAACTCCTGGGTCGCATGAAGTATTTTATCACTAGGGATAGCAGGGAGCTTTGAAGTTTTAAACAGCGGAATGGTTGGGATACCTACAGCAAATAAGGCTTTCGATAATAAACTATACATGCGGTTACTCCTGATTAAGTACGAGTTTCATTTCGTCGATAAACTCAGTTTTTTGCTGCGGTGTTAGATAGCGCTCCATGCTATCGAGGATAAACGTTTTGAATACACCAAATTGTTTTATACCTGAGGCTCGTTCTTGAACATCGAGGATTTTTTCCATCAGTGACACCATGGTACGAAACGTACTGGTCATTTCGCTTGTGTCACTTTTGTTCAGTGCCGTTTTAAATGTTTTCATATCACGGTAAAGCTGAAGTGCTTCCGTCTCGAAATCAGGAACCGCATCTGAATCCTCTAGTTCTGAGTCTGCAACGGTTATGCCAGCGTCGGTTTGGGTGCTAAAAATCGCGGTAAGGAATTCTATCTCGTTGGGCTCGTAAGGGCAGTCTTCATCGTCGAGGTAGGTTGGGTCGTCTTGAATTAGTTTTTTCCACGTATTCAGCGTTGTGAAAAGGTTAGGGGTGAACTCAGGATAGAACTTGGGTGTTTTCATCGTCAATCTCCGCTTTGTTATAGGTTAAATATCATACCGCAAGATTGCCTGTATAGTCAGTAAAGCGTAATCTATTCGGAAAATAGACTAATTGACGATAATTGAGGTAGCTGTGGCTAATCAGTTTTTAATGGATTTGTACTCGACTGCAGAAGGCCGGTACAACAAAGATTCGAAAGATATGACGCATGGTGATTGGATGTGTGCCAACACTTCACTCAACAAGCGGCCTTTTAGTTTCGAGCGCTATCCCTTCCAAAAACAGATTGCCGATGATATGCACCCCAGCCTCGATTGTATAAAGCCCTCTCAGGTTGGTCTTACCGAAATACAGATTCGTAAAGCGCTGGCGATATTAAGCCGGACGCCCAACACCTCTTTGATTTACACCATGCCGAATGAGCGGATGTTTAAGCGTATTTCAAAAGCGCGTATCCAGCCGTTGATTAATTTTGATAAAGCTTTCAGGCAAGAGAATGGGGACAAGACCAAACAGTCTATGGACCTTATGCGGATTGGTACCAGTTTCCTTTACGTCACTGGTTCTGCAGAGGCCGACGCCACGAGTATCAACGCGGACTTTGTTTTTAACGATGAGATTGACTTAACAGACCCGTCAATGTTGTCACTCTTTAACTCTCGTCTACAAGGTTCCGATCACCGTGTTAACCAGCGTTTCAGTACCCCAACTTATGAAGGGGTAGGTGTAGACAGAGGATACCGAAGAAGTGACCAGCATGAGTACGTGATTAAGTGCCGTTGCTGCAACCATTACCAAATACCCGTATTTAGCCGAGCGTTCGTCGAAGTCGATGGCCTACCAGATGATTTGGAAAAATTTGAAGATATCTCAGATAACCTTATCGACTCTGGCCAGCTCGATATTCAATCCGCACGCGTGGTTTGTGAAAAATGCCGGAAGCCCCTAAACCTTGCTGACTACGAAAACCGTGAATGGGTGGCTAAATACCCGAGTCGGGTGCTCAACCGCGGGTACCGTATCCGCACGTTCTCTACCCACAGACTAGACCCTCAGTATTGTTTCGCTCAGTTATTTGATTACAAATCGAATGATAACCTGAAGGGCTTTTACAACACGGTTAAGGGTGAGTCCTACAACAACGAAGACCAGAAGCTTTCGTTAAGCCAGATAAAACTAGCCATGGGAAGCCCAGCTATCCCAGAGCCAAGACAAGGTGAACCACACTTCATTGGTATCGATATGGGGGTAACGTGCTACATCGTTGTAGGTTGTGGTACCGACCCTAGAAAGATGCGGATTATTTTAGCCACGTACTGCCATATAGACCAATTACGGGGGCTGGTTAATAAGCTAGATGAGCAATATCATTTTGTTGGGGGAGGCTTGGATAGGTACCCTTATACACCTACCAGTAATGATATCCGTAACGGTAGCCTCGGGCGAATTATGCCGGTGCACTACACGAAAAGTAAGGAAGTTGCTGAAGAGAAGAATGCACTCGGGGAAGTGGACTATATCAAGGTAAACCGTACCGATATGCTAGACCATGTGGCCACGGGTGTAAGAAACTTAACGTGGTCGATTGAAGGTTACACCAGTAACCAAGACAAAATAGAGTCTCATCTTCAGGATATGATCAGAGAGGAAGTCGAAGAGGAACAAGCCGTTTGGGTTAAGCTTTCCGGTAAAGACCACTTCTTCCACGCAATGGCCTATCTCGCCGCAGGGGTCTCGTATAAGATTGTAAAAGACGGTCTTGAGGGCTGGGTGAATGTGAATACCGATTTCTCTAACGCTGGCCACGGTGGAGGTATCCTTCTAGGCCAACAAGATAATGATATCTTTGGCACAACCGACTTAATCGGTTATTCTTCCAGCAATAACCCGACAAAAATAATTCGTCGGTACTAACAATTTGGGAAATTGACGATGGCCGGAACAATACTTAGCAAGCTCAAGGTAATTGTGCCTAATCGGTTTAAGCCGAAAGGGAGTACACAAACTGCGACCTATAACGCAGAGAACAACACAGAAGTCCTATCGCTCCCAGATTATCGGGAACACCTAGAAGATATCTATTCAAGTCGAGTTTCGGATAACTCACAAACTCTCATTATGAAGCTTGTTAAGTCCGACCCTGATGCCTCAGCGGCATTAGGCGCATATCTAACTACGGCGGGGAGCTCTATCCCTTATATCGTTGTAAAAGACCCCGACGGGGCGATTGACCGCGATGGTGCCAAGATAGTTAATGAACTTATTGAAGCCTTAGAGACCCGCCGCGACTACTCTAAAGGTTACTTAAGACCTAAGACTCTGCGAGAACTATCAGAAGAATTCCGCTACATGCTATTAGCCCGAGGTGGTATAGGCTGTGAAACGGTATTTGGGGATCAACTTCAATTAACTGAGCTTCGCAATATCGATATGGCCAGTATTCGATGGCAAGAAAAAGAGCCTGGGAAAATGGTGCCATGGCAAGACCAAGGGGGCGGGGACCCAATTAAAATGGATATCCCTTCTTTCTTCGTAGCTTGGTACCGAAAATCACCTATTGAAGCTTACGGCCATAGCCCCTTCGTTAGTGCAATTAATACCATGGCAGCAAGGCAACAGGTGATTAATGACTTGTATCGAATCATGCAAGTTACAGGGTTCCCGCGAATCGCTATCAAGGTACTTGAAGAAGTCTTGGTGAAAAATGCTCCGGCTGACGTTAAAGTAGACCCGCAAAAACTAAGAACCTATATTTCTCAACGCCGCCAAGATATTGGAAGCGCGTTTGCTTCGTTGCGTCCAGACCAAGCGATGGTTCACACCGACAGTGCTGAAGTTTCAATGCTTAATGAAAAGAACCCCGCAACAGGTATTAAAATTCAGGAAGTGATTGATACGCTTAACGCCCAAAACCAAGCAGGGTTAAAGACGATGGCCACGGTACTTGGTCGGGGTGAATCGGGTGTAAATACCGCGACGGTTGAAGCGAACTTGTTTGCCAAAGCTGCCGATAGTTTGAATGAGCCTATCGGAGAAATCCTAGGCAGCATGCTTACGATGGCTTTACGTATGCAAGGCTCCGAGAGTCGAGTTATTGTCAGATTCCCTAATATTGATTTGCGTTCGGAGCTTGAGCTAGAGGCCCAATTGAACTTGAAGTCAAACCGCTTGCGAACCGACCTAAGTGATGGGTTGATAACCGACGATGATTACCATATTGCCATGTACCGTCGCATTAGACCGGACTCGGTAGCTGAGCTAAGTGGAACGGGGTTTATTGGCGGCGCTATGGAAGTAGAAGCAGAAAAAGTAAGCCCTAATTCTGACCCGCAAGGACGTTCTGTTAGTCGCGCTTCAGACAAAAGTGCGAAGTCTAACGCTAACCAGTCTTAAGGTTAATTTTTAATCGGGCTTGGCAACGCGATTGAAAAGCCCTAAGATAATCGAAAATTTGGATGGAAATTGACGATGGCTAAACGGCTAACCCTCACTGAGCGTATCAAATCGCTTATCACCGCAGCCGCTGGTGATGAAATAGACTTTTCGCAGATTGCAGCGTATGAGAGCGTTGCGGCATCTACTCGTCCAATCAATCAACCAAGCACAGCCTATCATGGCGCACAAATGACAGAAGGCTTTCTGTCACAGATGGCGGCGTATTACAAAGAAGAAAGTGTCCCTATTCAGGTCATGCACAATGGCCAGATGCTCCCTGTAGGTAAGGTGTTTGCCGCAGATACCTATAGCGCCGATGAAGGGCACATGGACTTAAACGTTCTTTTCTATGTCGATGCTGAAGGCCCTTACGCCAGAGATATTGACCTTTCTATTCTAGATGAGGTTTCTGTCGGGGCAGCTCCCAATCACGCGTACTGTTCTGAATGTGGTTTCGACTACATGGCCGAAGGCAACGAAATGAGTTTCTGGTTTCGTGAATGTGATAACGGTCATCGAATCGGTGAGAACGGAACCCACCTTCGCTTAACCGACCTCCGTGCTTGGAAAGAATTATCACTCGTGAACAAAGGCGCGAGTAATAAACCGAAGATACTTGGCTCTGCCAAGCAACGTCTGGGCAAAGACGCATATAACCAGCTTGCCGCTTCAAGTTCTCCTGAAGCCGTACAGTACAGTTATATGACTTGCTCCCCAACTCAAAGTGAAACAACAGGTGAAACTATGGATTTATCAGCATTAACAAACCAAGTTTCTACGTTGTCCGCAGCTAACGGCAAGCTAGAAGTTAAACTCGAATCGGCAGAGGCAGCGCTTACCGCTTCTCAGTCGGAAGTTGCCGCGCTGAAAGGACAAGTAGAAGAACTAAATACGAAGATTGAAAATGGTTCTGAGACCAAACTTCAATCTGATCTTTCAGCCGCTCAAGCGCAACTTGAAACGGCGAACAAAATTGTCGGCGTGTTCGATGAACAACTAAAACTGGCTGCGGTTGCAGCGGGTTTGACGTTGGCTGAAGACGCCAGCGCTGACGAGAAAATTGAGCTGTTAAAACAAGCTCAAATTAAACTGGCAGCAATCCCAAGGGGTGGTGTTGGCAAAGGTGCGGATACACCGGGAGCTGACGACGTTCTGGTGCTTACTGCCGCGCATAACAGTGCGTTTGTTTCTAATCGATAAGGGGAAGAGTCATGCAAATTGGCGATTTACAACATAAGGGTATCCGCACTGAATCCGCGGCAGCATCATTCTATCTAGATGCATCAATCACGGGTTTTGCGGACGTTGGTAAACCGGTTTCGGTAACCGGAGATTTTACGGTGGGCTTTGGTGCTGCAGATGATGAGATTCTAGGTTACCTAGAGTCTTATGAAAACCGTGAAGTTGAAGGCGTAAAAATGGGTGCTGTGTCATGGCATATGTGTGCCGAGTTTGAATACGCGGGTACAGCTCCGACAGTGGGTGGCCACGTAGTATCAAACGGTGACGGTAAAGTAAAAGCTGCCGGAGCTGGTCTAGGTCGCAACGTGGTTGTTACCGCCGTTGATACCACTAACAACTTGGTATCTGTAATCTTCCGTTAATTCGGAAGATTCGCACCACAAATAAAAATTTGGAGATTGACGATGCAAGCAGCAAATCTTAGTCAGATTAAACGCGCCCCGCTTAAAGACGTTCTTGCGGGTATCGATAGCGAACACAGCGACGATTCAATTCGCGCTGGTGTAAAGCTGGTACAAGCAGCAAAACAATACGGTATTAACGTTCGTGATTACCTAAACCTAGCAGTTGACGTTCGTGCGTCGAATGATGAAAAGGCTGGTAAAAACTTCCGTTTGGATAACGGTAACTTTATGACCGGCTACCAAGCCGCTATCGTAGAGTTGAACCTCCCGTTCAAAAACGCGTTTGAGCAAGGTATTACCCTTCAAGCGGCAGCGGACACTTTCAGTGCACGCCCAGGCTCTCGCGCACTTTTCCCAGAAGTTATCGATGATATGCTTCAGTGGAATACGCGCCAAGATATGTACGAATCAACGGCCCCTATGGTGGCACAGACACGTACTATCACTGGTAATGAGCTTATTACCACCGCAATTTTTGACGACCAAGGCCAGTTAAATACTTCGCCTATCGCGGAACTTGCTAACATTCCGATGCAGACTATCAAAAGCTCTGATAAGTCGGTTAAGTTCTTCAAGCATGGTTCAGGTATTCGTACCTCATACGAATTCGAACGTCGTGTGAGCCTAGATATCCTTACACCATACGCGGCCCGTATTGCGCGTAACAAAGAAATCAGCAAAGTGAAGATGGCAACCACGCTATTGATTAACGGTGATGGTGTTCACGAAGCTGCAGAAGTGGTCCCCGCTTCTAATTATAAAGATTGGGATGCGGCTAAAGGTCTTAAAGGTAACTACGTAGCATTAGCTGACTTCTTGGCCCAACGTGCGCGTAAAGGCGTACCGGTTGATACTATCGTAGGTAACTACGATATGTGGTTAGAACTGTTCCTAATGTTCTTACCAACTCAACCTAACGGTAAGTCTACTTCTGAAATTCTTCAGGAGAACGGTGGTCCTCGCGTGGCTCTGGCCATGGACTTCTTAAGCGGTGTTAACTTCCATATTTCAAGCTCAGCCCCAACTGGTAAGCTGATTTGTTATTCAAAGGCCGACACGCTGGAAGAACTTATCGAAGCTGGTTCTGTACTGTCTGAGTCTGAGACAGCAATCAAGAACCAGTCGATTACTTACGTGAAGACTGAGAACTCAGGTTATCGCCTAGTTTACGGTGATACTCGCGTAATCTTCGATACCACGGCCTAACCAACAATAGCCCCCTTAATTAAGGGGGCTATTTGGAGAATCAAATAATGAAAATGATCTTAGCTAAAACCACTAAAAATTTTATGCTAATGACCCGTTTCGGAATTATTGAAGCGTTCCGCCCTTCGGTAATAGGCCATTGCACGGAAGTGGACCAGTTTGTTTCCCAGCAGCAAGTAAAGGTGCTGGATAACGACTTGCCAGATAACGCCACGGATGAAGAGTTCAAAAAGTTCTTTGACGATCATGATGGTGACTGGGAAACCGCACTGGAAAATTTCAAGCTGAGCCTTGAAGGTGTTGAAGAGAGCAAGGACGACTCTGGCGAAGGTGATAAGGAAGACTCTGGCGAAGGTGATAAGGACGACTCACCAGAACCAGCACCAACCCCTAAGAAAACCACGACTCGCACGACTAAAGCGAAGTCTTAAGGAACAACCATGTTAAGCGTCCCAAATAACGAAATGTTAATGCTGACCGAGTTTCAAATAGGTGACTACACCTATTTGCCGGACTTTGGGACCGTAAGTGTCTCCCTCAAGGACCAAGAGGGCGTTGAGGTACATTCGGTGGATGTACCTTTTGATGCTGATTACAGCATCCCTCAAGATATCCTGAAAGTCAGCAGCAGTGATATCTTGAGCTTTTTTAAGTTGACGGTTAAGTTCACGAGCGAAAATCGCCAACGTATCTATACGGATATTGTTCGGGTTCATATGGATTTTATGTTTACATCCACACCTTCGAATCTAAGAACCCTTATCGGGCTATACGAAGAAGAACTCCCTGATAGTGAGATTGATTTTATTTACTCGTTCAATGAGCTAGTAAATGAACTTGGCCAAGGCCTACTTGAGGATACAAACGCTCGTATCAACAAGTTAATTTTGCTACATGAAGCTGTGCGCCACCTCCCTGCGTTAGGACTGAAAACTCTAAAGTCTAATGAAATTGACGACACTAAGAAGTCTCGACTATCAAATATCGATATAAAATCCGTGCAGGACTCTATTACCTCTCAGTACTGGGCTCACAAATTAACGTTTGAGTCCGTAGCTGAATTCCCTCAATCTCCACTACTTGAGTTTGTGAGCCGAACAGACCCATTCACGGGTGAGGACGCATGAATATCTTCACCCGATATACTTCGGGGAATCTTAATTTGGTTGCACGTACTACGCAACCGAATGAGAGTTTTAGAAGTCTGGTACCCGTTAGGGCTTTGGTGCATATACCAAAGCGCTTCAGGGTTAAAGCAGGGGACATTATTCGCAAGAATGAACACACAGCCTTCCTACTGGCCGAACACCATGCTTACGGCCTAAATAACGTTTTCCTCGGGTTGGCTATTAACGCTGAGGTTGATGTTATCTATTCTATTCGCGTCCGCCATCCTGTAACGGGGTTGGAGACCAATGGCTTTAGTACTGAAAGTGAAACCCTTTCTTGTGTACAGGAAATTGAAACCCCCGCTGAGGTAAAAGGTCTTACGGTCTCACAGGAGGTCTTTTACTTTGGCTCTAAAATCCCCAAGGATGCCAAGATAAATGGCCGAAGCGTAACTAAGGTTATACCTGTTTCAGGAATTTACCGCGTAGAGGTGTAGGCCGTGTCGGTTACCGCTGATTTTCAAGCCCAGTTCGAAGCTCTAGTTACAGGTTTAACAGAAGGGGAAACCGCTTTTGTTCGAAGTGAAATAGAGTCGGCCACCGTTGCTTTTCTGAATAATGTTTTCACTTCGCTAGCTGCAATGATAAGCGCTATGTCGAAGGAGGCGGAGGTAATTGGCTACGCGCCGAATGCTTTTGGCTATGAAGGAACGAGTAAACGAATAACCTCACGATGGCAAATTCGCAAAAATATAGGCTTAGGTAAAAAGCCTTTAACTCAAGAGCCGATGTTGTTCAGGGGGCTCAGTGAGAAAAAAGGTAAGACTTCTCTAGTTCAGTTGCTAAGACGATTAGGCAGCAATAATGATGTTGGTGCAAAGCTTTATACGGGACTTGGGGGGCTTTCGTTGTCTCCTGTGATTAAAGGGAAGGGTGCTTTAAGGCCTGGGCTTAGAGTTTCTGGTTGGAACGGGAAACCATACAACCCGAGGACAAAAGAATATGTAGCGTGGAAAGATGCCGTTATACCCGCAGTTAATCATTACCTAAGACAAGGGGCAATCCAACCCACTCAAGGTGTAAAAATAGTTGGTAATGGCCGTGTAACGGTTGAAGGTGTTAGGGGTCATGTTTCTACTCAAAGGGCTCTGGCTCAAGGGCTGGTCACGGCAGGGATCAATATCAGTTACTTAGCTAAACTCAACAGCTTTTTAGGTGCTAAATCGGACTTTGATGAACTGGCCGATATACTTGAAACGTTAGGCTTAATTGACCAAAAGGAACGAAACAAGATAGGTCATTTGCATAAGTACAAGCACGCTATTTTGTTACCTTACTTTGGCGCCTTACTTTCTAGCACAGGAAAAAACTCTTTAACCGCTTACCTACAACGAGAAGGTGTCCTTTAGATGGCCCAGTATATAAATATCCAAGCCTCTCTACTTCGCTTCTGCAGTGATAATGCAAAGCTATTGCGTGCGCTTGTCGGAACTGAATTTAAGAGCCTCAACCTCGATGCCTTTTCCAATGAAGATGAGTTACCGGAAGGGGACTTTATTGGTATTGAGGATTTAGCAGTACAGTCGGGCACGGACGATATTCCGCTAGACACGCTTTCTGCGGCAGTAACAATTAGCACGGTATCTGACACTAACAATATGCGACTAACCAAAGTCGTAGATCATATTTTTGAGTGTTTAAGGCCAACGAAAGCCTTTACGCTTTTTGATGAAACTACAGGGGCTAGAAGGGGAAATATTACGTGTATGAATATGACCCAAATTCTTCCTGTTCAGGACGGAAAAAACTCTCGGGTTATTCAGTCGATAATTTTTCAGGCCTCAGCTTTAGATGAATCGACAAAATGAGTAAGTCCTAAGTCCTTCAAGCTGGCGCAAACAGCGATTTGAAAAGCTTGTTGACGGGTGTATAGTGTTCGTTGGCAGTACTGATCAAGACGATTCAAAACTTTTTTGGGTAGTCTTAAGGTAAAGCTTTTTGATGATGCCGACTTAGGAACAACACGCATATCGATTGGACTTAAGTTATTGTGTAAAAAGTGGTCTAATAAGACGCGCAACTTGTCCGCATCCGATTCACCTTCAATAGGTGCTCTGGCTGCGGTCACAAAAATGTTCGTGGGTGTGATGATTGAAATTGGTGTAAGTTTTGCCATGTTTCATCCTCCTTCAGCAAGGTATCAATAATAACCTAAAATTTGGAGATTGACGATGGCTGGTGAAGCTAAAACAACTGATTTTATGTTGGGTACTGCCACTGTAATGATTGGTAACCCAGAAGACCTCTATAAACTAAACCCAGAAGAACACTCTGTGGGCCTAGTTAAGAATTTCACAGTAGAAGCAACCAAGGAACGTTCTGACCTTACCCAAGGCCGAACTAACGATGTTGTTTTCACACTAACAACTGGTGCCACGACTCGAGGCACATTCGAAATGTACGAATACACCGAAAAGAACCTCGCTTACGCGTTGGGTCTAGACGGTGGGGAGTTGGTATCTCCTGAAGGTGATGCTCACGTAGTTAAGACTGCAGCTTCTTTCTCATCAGGTGCGGTATCTCTAGAACTCAATGATGGTACAGGACAGGATATTGAGGTAGGTAGCTGGGTTAGTGTTCGCGACCCTATCTCAGAAAATATTGTTTTAGGTACCGTAACAAATGTTTCAGGGCTTACAGAGGGTACAGCAGCAACCGCTACTATCGAAGTGTCAGTACCTGACAGCACTATGGCTTGGGAAGTTCCGGCTGGCGCATACGTATCTCTAGTAACGGTACTTGATGTGGGCTCAACGGATGTTGACCGAGACTTTGCCGCTAAGGTTCAAGGCCAGCTAGCTAACGGTAAGTGGATCACACTTCTTATTCCTAAGATGCGTGTTTCTTCAGGTCTTACTATGGCATTTGGTACCGACAACTTCGGTAATACACCATTTGAGTTTACGCCACTTAAAGTTACACCTTCCGATACTTACTATGCACCTTTCAAAGGTACCTCTGGTAAGTTGTTTCATGACTCAGTAGAAAGCGTATTGTCGTAAAACCCTGGGTTTAAAAACTGTTTAGAAGGCCTCTTCGGAGGCCTTTTTTAAGGAAATTGACGATGAGTGATAACCCTTCTGTAACCTTTAACATCAGCGTTAACGGCGAAGATAAAGAAGTTTTCATGAGTTTTGCGCTACTCAATACCATCACAGGGTACTTTAGAAATGCGGAAGAACTCGAACAAATCCTCTTAAATTCCGACGTTCGAGCGAGTGTAATTACTGAACTCCTATCTGAAAGAAATGAGACGGGCCGAATAACCAAGAATTTCGATATTAATACAATGAAGGCAGACCCAGACCAAATACTGGACTTGCTTGAATGGGTATCGGAGCACGTTGAGACTTTTTTTATGAAGGCTCTACAAAGAGCCAAGCAACGAATGAAGAAGAAGCAGACCACTTAGAGGTCTTCAATTCTTGGTACCTAAAACTGTCGTTTGAAGAGCAGTTGTGTTTTGTTTTCGAAACGGTACCCAGCCAGCTACAGAAGATATTTTGGTCGCATAGTAACCAAGATATCAAAGTTAAAACCAAGCTAACACTTGGCTTAAAGACTGTCACAATGACCCAAGAGTATGTGACGTTATTGAATGCCGCAGGGACTATCTTCGGTAAAAAAGAAAGTGGTTCAGGCAAGCCCAGACGTAAAACTACGAGCACGGTACCAAAAGATGAAATAGAAGCTGAGGCCCGAGCAAGAGCCGTTTTTGGGTAACAATTAGGGGAAATTGACGATGGCCGGCAGCACTGCATCCAATACAATTAGAAATACCTTACTTAATTTTACCGTCGATCCTAAATCCAAAAAGGTAATCGAGGAACTAACTCGCGAGTTTGAAAAGCTAGAGCGGGTCACACAAGCCGCGAGTCAACAGCTTCAAGCCAACATTAAGGCTATTAAAGACACCCCACAGGGGCGCTCTGAACTCGCCCAGAACGCTAAGAATGAAGTTAACACCCAGCGCAAAATCTTAAGTGAGAACCAAAAGAATGCGCGTGCGTTACTAGATCAAATTGCCTTAACCCTTGGTAAGGGACTCAACCCTCAACAGCAACAGCAATTAGTGAAAGGGCTTAATCAAGCCTTTGGGGAAATTACAGGCCGATTCACTAAACAGGCCCAAGCGCAAGCCAAGAAACAAGCAAAGGATCTTGCTGACTATTACGACCTTCAATTTCGTAAGAACCCTACTGTTCCAAAAGGAAGCCAGCTCTATAAGTCTCGAGTAAACACGTTAAATGAAAGTGAATTGCGCACAGGGATTCAAAGGCAAAAGCTTTTACGTAGTGGAGCACAAAGTGCGCTTAACGATGCGATTCGGTTAGGTGATACCAGCCTTGAGAAGAAAGCTCAAAATGCGCTTAAGAAGCTTGAGTCCGGCTTAGTCGCTGCGGAAGAAAGACTAAAGAAATTTACCGAGGCTTCTAAAAAAGCAGAAGTAGCGCAAGACACACAAGCTCGAACTGTAAGACGAACGCTTAAATCCTACAATGATGATGAGTTTCGATTAAACCCTACCGTAGCTAAAGGGCAGAAGGTTAAAGCGTCTCAAATCTCTACGTTGAACAGAACTCAACTAGAGGACGCTATTGCTCGGAATAAGGTTTACGAGAATGCCGCCCGTAAAGCGCTGAAGTCCAGTCTCGCGCCGGAGACGAGAAATAAAACGCTAGAGAATAACGCGGGTAAAGCGCTAAGAGAACTTGAAGAATCAACCAAGCTTGCCAAAGCACGATTAAAAGAATTCGCTGATGCTGCGGCCGAGGCCAAGCGTGCTGAAAAAGCAGCACAAAAAGCCCAGCGACCTTCGACACAAGTAACCGAACAACAACGTGTAGCTCGTCGTATTGAACAGATTAGACAATCGCAAACCAATCAGCGCTTAGATGGCGGAGCCCAGCTATTCAGAAACCAAGGGCAGTTGCTTCGTAACTACGCGGTGATGGGCGCAGGTGTTGGTGGCCTTGCAACGTCCGCGACTTTCTCAACAGAGTTAGATAGACAGTTTAAACAACTTCAATCCATTGTGAACCTCACTAATGAGGAAATGGAAGAACTGTCTAAAAACCTTATTGATGTTTCGGAGAAAACTAAGTTTACAGCCACGGACGTCGCAGATGCGGCCATAACTCTTGGTCAGGCTGGCTTAGGTCAAAATGATATCCAAAATGCGATAGAGGGCGTTACGCTCTTTGCTACCGCGGTAGGTTCGGACTTAAAAAGTGCCGTTGACCTAGCCACATCAACATTAGGGGTATTTAATAAAGACAGTTCGCAGATGATCAACATCGTAGACAAAATGACTACGGCTGTGAACAGCTCCAAATTGAACCTCGATAAACTCGCTTTAGGTCTTCAGTACTCGGGTAACTTAGCGGCCCAGTCTAATGTGACGTTTGAAGAAACGGTCTCCGCACTTGGCGCAATGGCTAACTCTGGTATCCGAGCGGGTTCTACACTCGGTACTGGCCTTCGACAAATTATTATATCCCTGCAGAAACCGTCAGAGTCTTTTACCGAGATTGTACACAACCTCGGGCTCTCAATGTCTGACCTAGATATTACGACTCACGGTTTGATACCGGTAATGAAAACGCTGGCCGAGAGTGGCTTTACTGTCCGTGATGCTATGGAAAGTATGGAAGTGCGTGCGGCCTCTGCATACGGAGCTTTTGCAAATAACATTAGCGTAGCGGAAGACCTAAGCGAACAAATGCGTATTGGTGGTTCTGCGGCCCGTGCGAACGACACGCAGATGGAAGCCTTAGCTAACCAGTTAGACCGTTTGGGCTCAATCAGTAAATCGATTGTCTATGAGTCAATGGAGCCACTACTAGACACCATTACCAAGCTTACTGAAAAGACCGCTGACTTTCTTTCAGTGGTAAGAGACCTCGGCCCCATTCTAAGCGCTTTAGCAGTACCGGCCTCCATACTAGGTGGCGTGCTGGCCACAAGGAGCGTTCTTCGTCTGGGCGCGGGGTTACTTGGCGGCGTGGATATGCTAACCGGAGGAAAAGGTAAAGGTAGCACAATCTCTAGGCTTGCTAAGGTTGCCACGGGTAGGGGATTAGGTACCGCGGCAGGATTCGCCGCTCGTGCAATACCTGGGGTTGGGCTTGCTACTGCCGTAGGTACCGCAGGGGTTTATGGGTACCAGTACCTCGATGGCCGAGCCCGAGCTAATGACCGTGTTGATAGCACGCAAGCGGCCTTAAACCGTGGTACCTCTGAAACTAAGGTTTATGAAGACCAGCTTAAAAAAGTTGGGTCCGCTATTGATACGCTTATCTTAAAGCAAAATGACCTTACGAATAATGAGTCTCTTCAGCGCGAGATACGTCGTCTTAATGATGAGTTTCGCCAGCAAGGGTTGTACATCGATGATTCTATAGACAGCTACGACAAGCTTATTAGCAAGATGAAGGAGTTTGAAGACACTACTCGGGATGGAGTGGGGTACCTTCAGAACCAAAACCGGAATAACTTTGTTGATAACTCGGAAGCTAAATTAAATGAGCTGTTTTCAATCGGCTTTTTCGATTCATCTGAGCGCAGACTATTAGCCCAAGAGAAGGGAACGGATGTTAGCGTTGGTAGCGGTAAAACCGCGACCCAGCGAGGACGCTTTGCCAGTCGAGGAAATGTTTATAGAAGTCTGATAGATACCGCGCTGCCGAATTTCGGGGATGATCTTGCGAGTATCAACGAGCTTATTCGCAACATTAACCCTCAAGAGGCCGGTGCTTATGGCCGTGCACAAGAAGCACGCACGCAAACACAAGCATTGCAAAGCCAGTTATTCAATATCCTAAACCAATCCCCGCAAGAACTAGATTCTCTGATGAAGCAATTTGGCCTATCGGGTGATGCACGGGATAAAGCCGAAGAGTATATAAACAACCTTGCTCAAGAAATGCTTAACCGAGCGAACACGTTACTGGAAGTAGAGAACAACCAGAAACAATACGATTCGTTAGACCCGAGTATCAAAGAGGAAGAGCGAAAAATTGCCCAAGTGGTAATTAAGAACCGTCGTGAACTGTTGAATGATATCGCTGAGACCAGCGAGGAAATCAATGCGTTAACAGAGAAAAACAAAGACTACGAGACCAGTGACTACTTAGGCACATTCAAGGACATAAACACACTGGTTCGTGATCAGATAAAAGCCTTGCTAGAAGATGAGAAAGAGGCCATTGCGGAATTAGAAGCGCAAGGGGTTTCTAACCCTAGACTTGTGCTTCAGGAACAAGGCTATTACCAAGCCGCAGGGGAAGCGAGAGGTAAGCTTGAGCGCTCACTACAATCGGCTGCGAAGGATGCTAGGCCGGATGCTAATTTATATTACCCAGCACGACTGGCGGAGTTAGATAAAGAGCTGGATGTACTTCGTGATCAACTTCGCCAAGTTACGGACCGAGAAACTTCAGATGAAATAAAAACTAAGCTCCAAGAACTAAACCTTGAGCGAGAGCGTGTGGCCAATGAGCAAGACACTCTCTTTGCGGCCATTGATGGTAACTCTCCTGTCTCTGTTGCTCAGCGAGACAGAGAGCTAAATGCTCGGGTTACCTTAGGGAACCAAGAATTCGATACGATACAAGCAAAGACCTTTGCAAGAAGTCGTCTCGAACGTTCTATTGGTGAACAACAAGACCTAGACGTTCGTGATTTTAAATTGCTTGGTGATGATGATGAGTTATCGCGTCTCTTAACTGATGTTATTGGTACGGAACAAGGTGAGATAAACAATGCTTTGGCCAAAGCACGGCAAGAAGCTGAAAAACTAAGAACCCAAGCGGAAGACACCCGCTATGAAGCCCAGCGCTATATTGATATCTCAAACAATGAAGGCTACACCGACGAGACCCGAGAGCGTGCCGCGGGTATTGCTAACGATATTGAGAGCCAAGCCGTACAACTAGAAAAAGAGGCGATCGCTTTAGAAGAACAAGCCGTTCGACAAGCGAAAGAAGCCTTAATGGATTTTGCGAATTATCTTCAAGAAACCATTGTTGATAACCCCGCGCTAACGGATGGCCGCTCTAAAGCGAAAACAAGAAAGTCTATTGAAGGACTTGAAGGGCAAAATATTAGTCTTGACTCTAATCTTGAGGACCTTTCACAAGCTTCTAAAGAAGCGGATCGTGGCCTACGGGAATTTAGAGACCAGATGGGGGACACGGTTCGCAAGATAAATCAGAGTATTTATGAGAGTGATCAATTTCGCCAAACTCAAGCCGCGATTTATGGTACTCAGTATTCTCCTCTGGGGGAGCAAGGGGTTGATGAAACCTACGGAGGTCGAGGAGGCAAAGGTGTAGCTTCTCAGTTCGCTAACGCGGGTTCCTATATTGTTGATGAAGTTAATAGTAGTTACGAAAACTTTGATGGTCTGACACAAATGACCCTTGAGGCAACGGAAGCGGCCAAGGGATTAGGTGATGCTTTCGGAGCAACGTTCGCGGATATCCTCACAGGGGCACAAGACGCCGAGGGTGCATTTAGAGCGTTAGGTGCCAGCGTACTTACCGAAATGGCTAATATCGCGACCCGCGCTTTAGCCAATCAGTTGATCTCATCCCTATTCTCAGGTTTAGGTTTAATGACTGGCGGTATGGGTGGCATGGGGGGGGTGTTTGGTGGTGGGATGTTTACTGGGGGTCCAGTAATAGCCGGTAGCTATAAGACTGGGGGATTAATTACCAGTGGAATGTCTACTAGAGACTCAACTTACGCCAAAGTGAGTCGAGGGGAATTCGTATTACGTAAAGCTGCAGTAGATGCCCTGGGGTTAGAAACGGTTAAAGCGTTGAACTCTGCCGATCCTAGTAGTGTTTCAGATAAAGAAATGATGAGCAGTAACGCGGCAAAGGCAACAAGCACTACCAGTAACGAGGATTCTGGGACCGTAAATGTCTATGTGGTTAGTGAAAAGCAATTACCACCTTTGGGGCCTAATGATGTTAAGGCGATTATCGGTGATGATATCGCAAGGGAAGGTGAGCTTGCGTCACTTATCGCACAAGTAAATATGAGGACTAGATAATGTCATTGGAACAATACGATTTTATTTATCACAAGGTCTCTCACCGTTATAGAGACCGTTCAACAAGATTGTCGTTAGGTAACCAGTGGGATTATGCGAGTAAACCCACCACACCCGTAAGCCGGATTTTCACTTTAAAATATTCAGTAATGAAGTTTTTTGAAAACCCTCAACTACTCAGCCCGCTACAACGTCGTTATAGTGCAGATCATTTGGATGAGTTTTACCAACGACATGAAACGTGGAAAGAGTTTATTTACCAGCATCACAAGTTTGGTAATGTTGTTGTTCGTTTTGACCAACCACTAGAACTACCAGAAGGCTTAACAGGGGCTGATGGCGCGATTCAACCTTTTACGGTAACGTTGCGTGAAGTACCACTTTAATTAATAGAATAATTATTAATTAATTTAAAGATTATTATTGACAACTAAATTGTGTGTCCGTAGTATTGGCCTTGGTTAGTAGTCCATGTGGCTCCTAATTATCGTCAATTTCCAAATCAACGCCTCAGCTTTTAGCTGGGGTGTTCTGTTTTTGGTCGCTTGAAAAATATTCAATCTCTTTTTCTTTTCGGTATACTAGCTGAAAATTGAGGGAAATTGACGATGAAAGAACTTTCACAAGAGCAGCAGTCTCAACGACATTCGCTGTCCCCCGAAGACTTAACAACCTACCTAGAAATAATCATTGAAGACCCAGATGGTCAGCCGGTTATTATCCGTCTAACGGATAAAGAAACTCGCGATTGGAATGGTTCTACGTGGGTGCATTCCCCTTTTAAAATCTCGGGTATTTCAAATCAATCCACAGGTGAGAAAAACCGTCCTAGTCTATCTCTACCTAACGAAGGGGGGATTTATAGCTATTACTTGAACCAAGGACTTTTAGAGGACTCGGTGGTTACTCGTTATAAAGCTCTCCCAAACGAGCAAGGTGGAACCTTAACGGCTAAACACGTTTTTTATGTCTCCCATGCCAGTAATATCAGTGCTTCTATCCTAACCCTACAACTAAGAAAGCTCTCGGACGGGAATAAAACCAAGTTCCCACCTCGCCGATATATTCAACCTGAATTTAGTACGGTGGTGGTATGAATAAAGAACTGGGGATATTTTGCGGTCATGTTTATGAGCAGGGGATACAGGACTGTTACACCTTGGTTAGAGATTTCTATAAAGCTCGGTATCAAATGGAGTTGACGAATTACGCAAGGCCAAATAACTGGACTCAAGACCCGAACTTAGACTTCTTTACAAACCGGTTTGAAATGGAAGGCTTCAAAGATACTAACAATTGTCCTCACAAAGTCCGGTTTGGTGATGTATTGATGATGCGTATTGTTGGTAGCAAGGTAGTCAACCATGTTGCTATCTACGTAGGCCGACAGAAGATATTACACCATTTGCAAGGACGCTTAAGTGAGATTGTTGATTATGACGATAAGTGGCGATATCGAGTTACCAGAGTGGTTAGACACCCTGAGATTGAAAAAACAACGGATGCGGTTACTTTTCAAAATCTCCATAAAGGGTTACCTATTCACTTAAGGGCCAAATTAAGGGGGGCGAATCGTGACAAAGTTGAGTGATTTTTGGAACCCTGAGGTTGAGCGCTGCGGCTTTATCTTAAAGTCTGGTGAAATTGTTGAAGTCGATAATATTTCTGAGGACCCCCAGAATGGGTTTGAGGTGTCAGAAAAAGACTTCGAAAAGTATTACTCGGAGACCGCGGCCTCTTGGCATTCTCACACAGATGATTTTGCAAACCTGAGTCTTTCTGATTACTACACGTTTCTAAATCTACCCGAATGGGATCATTGGGTTATTTCAAAAAACAAATGCGTGAAGTTCTCTGTAAAATCCAATTGCGTTATTTTAGAAGAGGTGACCACGCATGGTAACGATTAAATTAGTTGGGTTTAGCAACAAACTAGCTAAGACGATAAGAACCGCGGCAACAAACTACAGGGAGGCTCTTGAAGCACTTAAGCTGCAGGAAGGGTTCAACCCCTTAACGGCTAAGGTGCGTTATGTCTGTGAAATCGATGGGATTAGCTCAACTCTAGACTTAGATGAGCCAGTTAAGGATGGTGAAATGGTCTTGCGGAGGAAACAGACTTTAAGAACCTTAAAAGGTTTTCAAGGTAGCGGTAGCTCTAATGGATGGGTAAAAATCGTTGTCGGTATCGTCTTAATTACCGTGGCAATACTGATGCCGCCGGTTTCTGCGGGATTTATGGCATTAGGCTCAGCGGGGATGGTAAGTATAAATCTTGTCCTAGCCCAAATAGGCCTAGCACTTATTGTAGGAGGGCTTGCGCAAGAGTTAATGCCCACGCCTGAGAATAATACCTCGGAGGAGAGTAGTAATACCGCAACGTCTTACCCCAATACTATTCGTTCCGGAACACCGGTAGCTATGATATTTGGGCAACACCGTTTTGGTGGCCACTTATTTCAATTTAATATTGAAAGTGTTGGACGTTCCTCTGCGGATATTAGAAACTTTACCAATGTTGTTTGGGATGAAGTTAGTGACAACAAGCGAGATTCTTGGTCTACTCTATTCTTCAACAGTGAATCCCAAGAGGTGGGACAAACCACTTGGGGTCCTAGCGGTAGAGAAACCGACGGGATAAGACAAAGACAACTTAGATAAAATTTGGTTAATTGACGATATTGGGGCTTAAGTGACGAATAACACTTTCAAAGGCCGTGGTGGTGGAGGGGGTCCCTCTAACGACGCGGATAATTTATTTTCTACTGATGCATTCGAATTTGTTCTTGGGATTTCCGAAGGACCTATTGGTGGCGTGGTAGGAGATACCCCAGAAGAAAAGCTCCGCAATATCTTCATTGATGATACGCCAGTCTTCAACAGCTTAAATCAAACCAACTTCGATAACGCTAGCTTAATGCTTCGTTTCGAACAAGGTACGCTTATTTCTGCTAAGGACGACCCTGAAGAAGGCCAAACCCCTATATGGTTTGGCTTGGGTGGACAAAATATTATTCAACAAGTAGGTGCGCAACTTACTTATCAAGCCCCTGTAACAAGAACTACGGTACCAACGGTAAAAGGTTTTGATGAAATTGAATTACGTTTCACCGTTTCTCAACTGGTTCGTTATACCGATGATGGTTCGAAGACTCATAGGGTCAGCTTTACAATTCAGTATAAAAATTTACTAGATTCGGAATGGATTTCTAGAAGTTTAACAATTTCAGGCAAAACTACAGTCAGCCCCTTTGTAAGAGTTTATAACATTCGGTTACCGAGAACTAACCCTGAGGACCAATTTGAGATTAAGGTAACCCGTCTAACCACAGACTCGAATGAGGAAGATGTAGCTGAGGTATCTTGGACCAGTTATGAGTTACTAACTAAATCTGGGGATGCTTATACAGAGAATGGGGCCGACTATGACGACCCAGACCTAGAATACCATCCTGGGCTTGCGATGATGCACGTAGTTGGTGTTCTGGGTCAGCAAATGACGCGTATTCCTACCGTCAGTGCGAATTATGATGGTATTAAGTGCGCCATCCCATCTAATTATGACGCTAAGAATAAAACCTACGAAGAAAGCTCCGCGTGGGATGGGCAATTTAAAGCGGAAAAAGAAACCACAGATAATCCTTTTTGGATAGCTCACGAACTGGTAACTAATCCTGTTTGGGGTGTCGTAAAAGCAAACCCTCGTGTACGTATAAACCGTTACAACGTCTACCGTATGGCTAAGTATGCAGACGGTTATGACCTTCAGACAAATGAAAAGAACCTAACCAACCCTATTACCGGAGAAGAGAACGCACCACGATATACCTTCAACGCGGTATTAACAGACCCTCAAAATGGGTGGGACGTTCTTCGTTATGTTTTGGGTAGCGCGTTTGCTAGGCCTATTGAGCAGGATACCGGTGAAATTAAATTTATTGCGGACCTCCCTGATTTACCGGTGGCGTGGGTCACGCCTGAAATGTGTGTGTCTGAAACGGGCGGGTCACCTTTCTCGTATAACTTCTCTGCATTGTCAGAACGACATAATGCGGTTACATCGAGCTACATCGATGCGTCTTTAGATTATCAAGAACAGTACGTCGCTGAAATACGCGATGAAGAGTCTATTCTAAAATACGGTCTCAACACCTACGAGTTTGATGCCAAAGGCGCAACAAATGTATGGGAAGTAAAGCGCCGTATGACGTTTTATATTTCTTCAGTTACTACAGAAGTACGCACGGTATCATTTACTGCGCCGCAGCTCGGGATGGAATTCGAGCCTATGGATATCATTAATATTGTTGACCCTGAAACGGGTCATGCGTATTCAGGGCGTGCGGTTAAGTTAGAGACTAAAGCTGTAACCCTACGTGATCCGGTTTACTTTGATGAGGGCGGGACCTACAAAGTAAAAGTGATGGGTAAATATGAGAACTTCGATTTTACAATGGATGTTCTCTCTTCGGATGTGGCCAAGCCTATTTATCGCTTGAAACTTAAACAGCCTATGCCGGACCTTAACCTTTTCAATAAGTATGCGCCGGTTGTCGTATCCGCGTCACAAAACGGTCAACTAATAGGGTTGCCTAAACCTTGGCGCATTATCACGGTTCAGGAAAATGACAGCCAACCTGAGCTCTATGACTTCTATTGTCAAGAAGTAAACCTCAATAAACATGGGGACGCCGATAATCTTATTATATCTGAGGCACCGAAATACTCGTTCTTGCTTCGACCTCAAGTTAGGAAAGTTAAAAACCTAAGAGTCGTTGACGAAGAGCATATTCAGGTGCGCGGCATTGAACAAATAAACCTTTGGATAGCATGGGAGCTTGAGGCCCCGTTACCACCTGGGGGTTATTTCGAGGTTCGTATTACCGAAGAGTCTGTGAATGGTCGAGAGTACACCACGAAGACCAATAATCTCTACTTCGAGATTCAGAACGTTAAGCTGGGTGATATCAAGATTGAAGTTAGAAGCGCTCAAGGGGATACGGCCAGCCCGTGGACCGAACTTCAATGGTCTACCAACATGGTCGCGGCCAATGACTTACGTGATGCGGGTATCGTCCCTGAAATCGCTATTAAGTATGAGAACTATGCCCTCACCATTGATAGTAAGGTCATGTATAACTTTGGTTCTACCGAAGTAAACAAGGTTAACTTGCTGGAAACCAATGGTGTCTTAGGAATTGAGTTTAAAATTTATGATGATGTAGACCCAGATAACCGCGTGCACCTCTTAACGAAGCTGGCAAGGGCGTCATTGATTGTGCCGAAAAGCGACTTTGAAGTTGCTTGTTCAGAGAATGGTGTGGAGTTACCTTCAGACCTTTATATTACGGCCCGAGTAATAGACCTTGTAGGAGAACATTACCCAGACTTGTTCCAAAGTCCTTTAGTCTACCAAGTAAGTAACCCTGCGACGGATATTACGAACCTAAATTACCAGTACGTTTTCTCAGACGAAGACCCCCATTTGGTAACGTGGGATGATAATAACTACGGTTATGAAGTAACGCTTTATAAGCCAGATGGCCGGAGTGTTATCTCCCATTACACTATTTATGATAGTAGCCAAGTCTTCGGCTTTCTTAGAGCTGCAGAGAACTATCTCGTTAAAGTGAAGCCCTTCACAAACACATTGAAGTATGGGAAGCCTAAGAGCCTGACGTTTACGGTTACGGCACCACCAACACCTCCTGAAGAACCGACTATCACCAATGAAGGTGGGATTATTACGCTCACCCCTCCAAAGGTAGATAAAACCACCAGTTACTACGAGTTTAAGTATCACGGTGAGAATGTAATCACCGAGGCAAAAGAATACTCGAACGGTAGCACTATTACATTGTATTCCTCCGCAGAAGGACAAGTCTTTCATATCTGGTACCGCTTAGCCTCAAAAGAGGGGTTTGGTTTATGGGTTCATAAAGAGATTACCGCAACAGAAGCCTTTCAAGTTGATGTTGAAGGGGTTATTGATCAAGTTCTCAACCACGAAGGCCCAGACTGGGGTAAATCTCTTAGTGACAGTATTACTCAGATGCTTGCTGATATGACTGTCTGGGATGAACGGACCACGGCTCTTGGTGAGACTTACGAAAACCTTATTCTTACCCAGTCGAGTCTTGATGATGCGAATAAGATAACGCAACTCGACGTTATTGCCTTACGAGGTAAGGTTGGAGACAAGACGGTTCAAACCCAAATTGTTGAAAACAATATTGTTCAAATCGGTTACGAAGACGACGACGGTAATTGGATTATGGGAGCACCGTTGGCCCGTGCGTTCACGGAACTTAAAATCGTGAATACTAGCGGGGATTCCGTCTCGGTTGTGAGCTATATGCAAGCTTTAGAAAATGCGATTGGGGGTCTCGAAGCCAGTTTTACGCTGGGTGTTGTTGACGAAACACAAAGCTTCACGGGCCTCGAAATTAGAGGCGGGAGCGATGTTAGCGCTATTAAGCTTTATATGGATAACCTAACGTTCTCCAATAAAGCGGGGAAAGATTTCTTCACCTACGACTCAGCATCAGAAAAGCTGGTAATGACTGCGGATGTTGAGGTTAGAGGAACGTTAGTTTCAACTCGAAAAGTTACGGTTACACCAAACGTAATGGAAATAGAGGACCCTAATGGATTTGGTCCCGACAACCTTTGGATATGGAAAGGAACACCAATTCTCAATGGATCTGAACCTGATTATGATGCTTTAACCAAGCAGAACGCATCTTTAGGTTGGAGAGACCTTAACGGTAACGAATATTTCGGTGGGTCTGTAACTACCGGCCAGTTGATTAATGGTGGAGATAGTACCTTATTGTCGCTTAACCCTTCAGTTGAAGTCGGGCCATTTACTACTAATGGTAACCCCAAGACTGTTAACTGTAGTTTGAGTTGGCGAGGCACATTTACCTCAGGTGATGCCTGTCCCACTAATCAAGATTTCGTTCCCTCCGCCACCCTTATTCTTGAGCGTAGCTTCACCGGTTCGGGTTGGTCTGAACTTCAAAGAATGAATATCACGGGGACTATGACTTACATAGATTTTAACGCGGATGATTATTCTGACCCTGACTCTAGCTCTTGTATACAAAGGGATATCACCAGTGGAGCATTCACCTATACCGATACAAACACATCGCAAGACAGCTTCTACTACAGACTCCGAGTAACAAACCAGCAACGAGGTTTACTACAACAATTTATCGACTCACAGCGTTTGAGCCTTGTTAGTGTAGAAGAGAGACCCGCCTAATGAGTTATATTAGAGACTTCACTTCCGTAACCGTAAATCAGAATCAAACCTTAGTTCAGATTAACTCAGGGGATTCAAACTTTTCCGTAAAAGAAAACAGTCAGCTCTTTATTGAAGGTTACACCGTACCAGTAACGATTCTTGAAAGTGATTCTAACGCTCGAACCTTAACACTGGATAAGCCGTGGCCCCATGCGAACGTTGACGGGGTTTCAGCCCGAGTCGTTCCACTGGGGGACCCTGACACGTATCTTACAGCGGTAGAGGCTAATCGTGCGGCTTATGAGGCGTTTGTAGAGGCTGCGGCGGGTTCAGGTTCGGTTGATGAAGTTAGCTGGGGCATTATTATCGACCCCCCTGTGACCGCTACGCAATGGCCAACTTGGGTGCAAGTACAGGGTGATATAAATGAAGTGCTCCCCGAGACAGCAAAGCGTTTCCCTAATTTTCCTGAAATTGGCGGCAAGGTGTCTGTCGAGCAGCTGCCCGATGATATCGACACGGACAATAAGCGCACTCAGGCCCTAAGCCCTCCGGTTCGTCAAAACCAAAGCCTTACTCATCTTCTAAGTGACTATCCGACGCTTAAGAAGACAGAGGTTTTACCCGAAGACTCACCTAATAATGAACCTCAAATTCGTTACGATGATGTGCGTGGGTTAGTGCATATCTCATTAACAGACAGGTGGGTAACTATTCCTACGGTCGTTGGTTCAAGGAAATTCGCAATTTTCCCACGAGGCACATTCATACGCCTTAACTCTGCTTACTCAGGCAGAATAAAGCTTAGAGTTTACCCGATGGGTGCAGGCGGCAATGGTTTGCCTGGCAACCCTACTTTAGCTAATCACCAGTGGCATGAGTATGAGACTGCGGTTACTGACCTATACAAAATAGGAGAGTTCAGTAGCGAATACTTTGAAGGGATTATTGACTATGTAGAACTCGATAACTCGTGGGCTACGTTGGATGCAGACCGTTCTTACTATCGTTCGCTAAATGGTTATTTTGATGTTGCTTTTGGCACGTTAAAAAGCCCGTTCAGAACCTTCTACCAAAAATCAGATGGATACTGGTATAGCGAAGATATAACACCTCAAACACCTAACTACATGGGGCTAAGCTGGACGCAAGACCCTAATAACTACCGTAGCTACTCCGTAGATGATGCGTCCGGCGCGACTGATGCTTTGAGGTTCTTCGGTGACGACTATGACGAATACAGCTTTGAAATAATTCTTGTAGTCCATGCTATGAACCGTCACATGGCAGTAACCATTTCCAATAGCGCTCCCAATATTGTTTATGAAGCTGAACCGTATAGGTTTCTTACAAACTCTGAACGAATTTATTTTAAACGCTTTAATAACGCAATTACAGGCAGTATGACTGTTGAGTCAATAAAAATAAGGATACCTGTCAGTGAGTATTAATCGCTTATTTGATGTAAATCTAAAAAACGCTGAAAGTTGGACGCAGGGTGAGGATTGGGTGGAGTGCAACCCAGTGCAAGACATAAACCGCGTATATCATCGCATATACAATAACAGCGACGGAGAAAACCCTAATTACCGAATAGAACGAGGTGATAATTTTTACATCGGTTCTCACCCTTCTGAAATACGTGATTGGACTCCCAGAAAAGCACCATGGAACTTTGATATCGACGAGGCAAGAGAAGGAGCATGGTTCTCTTTTTACTTTGGCTTGCAAGTTGGTGAAAGCGAAATAGACACAAGCTTGGATAATCACTCACCTTGGATTATCAACGCACCTGCAAATTTCATCTTATTAAGCGCAGATTACCACCGCTTCTACAGTGTAAAGCTTAAAGACTCGCAAAACCTTTTAACACTAACTAAAGACAATCGTGGCACTGAAATACATGGTGCGATTATGAGTAACGCAGGACTGATAAATACAGGCGGGTATCGTATGTTTGATTGGGTTTTACGAAGCTTAACGTGGATTAAAACAACACTAAAAGCGCTCATTATCCCGTTAGGTTCTAGCAATATCTCATTGCAAGGTTTTGATATTACCGGTTCTGGCGATATAGGTATTGCAGTAAGAGCTGGACACTCTGAAATAGAGATTGTTGGCGGCAAAATAGTTAATGAAAATAATCTGTTTGCCGAAAACCCTACACCTTTTATTGGAGTTCACTTAGAGCAAGGCGGAGAAGCTATTGTTCGCTACGTAGAAACGCAAGGTTTCAGTGATGAAGGTTTTCGGTTTGAGTGCCCAGTTGATGTTAAAGGTTTAACGTCAAGCTACGATTGTAAAGGTATTCACTTTTCTGAAACCTCTACAGCTCGTGATTGTATGGTGTCATGGACGCGAAGAATACAAGGCGATGGTTTTGCCTATGAGTTTGAAAAAGACGGTGAGTTAAACAATTGCGGTTGCAATTTGGATGAAACAAGCGGTCTTGGTGTAATCGTAGGTCATGCTGGCTCTACTATCACAATAAACGGTGGAGACTATAAAGCATTAGCACCTTTACCTTTTGTGTACGCTCGTGGTGCTTGCACGTTTATTTTAAACAACGTTACGGTGAACGGGGAATTGTATAATGAAACTGTAGTTTTAAGCGAAGGCGAAAGCTGGCGCGGTGTAAAAGCTACGGTGACCGATGACGCATTACCTGTATACGCAAATAAAACACTGTCTCTGCCTTACATGCACATACCTCAAATGGATAATGCGGTGTCAGTGCAGGGTGCTGAAAATGCTTTTTCTAGCCAGATTGATTTGCCTAGTGGGGCGAGAATCGTGCCCACTGGGGATGGCTCTTTGCGCTACATGCCTTTAGATACTTGGTTGCATTTAGACCCGGGCGAAGAGGCAATCGATTATTTCAGGTACAGCACTGAAAACTTTATCTACATGCACCGCTTTAAAATACTCCCTTCTCCTGAAGTAAGCGCAAAAGTAGTTCAACCAGATGCATTTAGCGGTTCTGGCTGGTCTAAAAATGGAGATAGGTACACAGCAAGTAATTCTAGTGCTTCACTGACTGCTAATTATGCTTTTGAAGAGCGAGAGGTTTACCAAATATCAGTAAAACTAGAGGGGCGAACTTCAGGTGGAGTTGTACCTTCTATAGGGAGCGCCCAAGGGCAGTACAGCCACTATATAGACGGTACAGAAGTTTGGCTTATTCGAGCACCAGCTAACGCAACAACTATTACAGTTGCAGGGCAAAGTTACTCCGGTGATGTGCTAAATATTTATGTTCGCAAGCTACTCAGAACTGAAACTCCTGCAGTACCAGAGCTAAGTGCCACGGTTAACGGTAATGAAGTTAATCTGATGTTTGATGTGCTACCCGTAACAAGACTTAAAGACCTGTATACCGCAGATATTTACTTGTCGGGTGTCCTTGAACAGAACGAGCGTGATGGTCATAGAAGCAATAACCCAACAGCTCATTATCTTGCTGAGAACGTAACAGTTAGAAGCCGCAGGAATGGAATTAACCTTCGTGGTGCAGAATCTCTTGAAGTTTATAAAATGGATTTTATTGGTGGTTATGAAGGCGCTAATGAAACATGGCAAGTTGCTGTTCATGGTGACTTGTACGGGCCATTTGTTAAAGAGCAACAGCTGCATTTTTGCGATGTTGATTTATTGCTCGATTCAAATTTTGGAAATTATGACAGTCGATTTGGCAATTCTGATTGCTTCGTGGTCAATGGCGCTTACAGCGGTGAAGAAGCTTTTAAATACTCCGTAAATATTTATGGTTGTGATTTAAAAAACAGCTCTGACGCAGTGACCGACTTGAAAAAGCGTTCTGAAATAAACCACTCACGTTACGAAGGCGCTTGTAAGATGCTTCGTACTCACTCTAAAGGTTCAGCTACAGTTGCTAATACCGAATTTGTTAGAACCTCTGGTGTGCGCGAAGTATTTTCACCGAGTCACTCTAGCCCATACATAGAAATATGGAATTGCGCGGTAGATGGTGTTCGCTGTGTTTCTACCGAGCAACTACAAAACCAGCCTAAAGGGTTTGGTACTTACAGCACATATAGCCCTATAAGAACTCGACCTAAGTTAGTCCACGTTCTAAAAACCTATCCAACAATGAAAGATCTTTGCCGTGCCGCTATGACCGATATGGAATTTCAAGTTTCGAGTAACGGCGGGTCTAGTTGGTCAACCTTAAACGTTCCTAACACCGGATTGCCTGGGGTTGTAGGTTGCTTCAAACGTTCAATTAACTTTTCATCAGGCACATATCAGATCAGATGCCGTTGCCTTAACGGTGCGCTAGTTGGCGCGTGGTCTAACACAATTTCAATTACAGTATAGAGAGATAGAGAATGGCTTTAGAAACGTTTAATTATCCTGATGGTACGAATATATCCGCTATTCCGAATGCGGTGGTTTGGGGTGGGGATTTTGAAACCCAGTCAGGGGTACTGAAACCCTTAGGCAATACAAGCAATGCTAGGGCTGTTTGGCCATCTAAGAAAGACGGAGTATTTGAGGCGGACATCATAGTTGACTCACAATCTAATGGTAACTTAGGGATTATATTTCGAGGCGTAGATTCTGATAACTATTGGATTGTCAGAGGTACTTCGAGTTCAGGAGTTCATGGTCTTTACAAATACGTAAACGGTTCTGGCATACTAGTAAAAAACATGACAGACCCTAAAAAGAATAGTATTCATTTTAGGGTTGAAGCTTACGGAGAATCGATTAAGGTTTATCGTGATTTAGAGTTGGAAGTCGAGGTTAAAGACTCAACACATAGGGAAGGAAATTTTGCTGGCTTTAGGATGGATAATGCCCAACACGGCCTTCAGAAAATAACTTATCAATCGACGGATGTCGCACCACGCCAAGAATACACCTTTTCCGGCAAAGCACTACAGGCTACAAAATTAGGTATTCTTTATAACAACCATAGTCTTTTAAGTACGGCTGGAGCAACCGAGGAGTTCTGGCCCTCCCCGTTTGCTACAGACAGAATACCGAACTGGCCTCACACTCGTTATCCGATGATTATCTATTCTTCTACTGACCACGCAGAATATGTTGAGGGCAACACTTTTGTTGGGGGGATTTTTGTTCGTGTTTGGGATAGCGATGTTGGCCCAATTACAGACCCCAATGCGTGGCTTGAATGGAATACCATTTCAAATAGACCAGAGTTTGATCACATATCGACAAAAAGTGAGCCAATTTACCAAGACCCCGATTGGCTACAAACCGAAACGCCAACACCTGTACTTCAAGATGGAACAATATTTATGTTCTATCATACCCAAGGTAACGACCAAAACACTCGTGGTGCAACCTCAACTAACGGTATAGATTTTACTAGGGATTACAATGTTGTTCTTTCTTACGATGCTAGTGTTGAGCAGGGTGATGGTCATACGGGCTACTTAAATGTAGTTCCTAACCCTATGGGTCATTTGCCTTACCAATTTTTAGCAAACTCAACGCACGGTGGCGGCGAGATACAGCGCTCACCTGCCCAAGCGATATGGGGAACAAACGACTTTCAAAGTTTTGAGCGGATTGCTTTGTGGGGCAGATACACCGGAGACTTACAGGATTACGTAGATACTTCACATCCAGAAATTGAGTGGGTTTGGGTACTATGGGATGTTGGCTCTATAAAGCAAGAAGGGAATTACTGGAGAATGATAGTTGCCATGCGCCCTGATGTTTTAGGGGGAGGCTTAGACGATTATACCCGACCACTAGAAATCCTTGTTGATGATAATTTTAACGTAGTATCGGAACCTAATCCTTTTATAAGTATAGGTGGTGCTGGTGATTATGATGAACTAGAACTTCACCACTTAAAAGAAATCCCGTATACCGATACTAATGGCGAAAGATATGGGGTTTATAAAGGGCTATCGGCCGATGGCACAACTGTGGGGGGGCTTTGCCGGTTAGATGAGATTGATTATGATTGGACTATTATAAGAACTCACCAACAAAGAACCGTAATCCATGACCTAAGTTCTATGGGTGATTTTTCATTTGACACATCGGTAAGCCAAACCGATGGTCGAATAACTCAGTCATTGCCTTTTGGTGGCTCCGCTAGCTGGCAAGGCGCATCATTAATCTTGTCCGACTACGACATGGTAGATATCATCTTTAACAGGCATAGCAAAGACTCTAGCACCGAGGATATTTACGGGAAAGTCGGGTTGTTCGACAACATTGATTCACCGACTAGGGCGATATCCTTACTATGGCCGGATAAGTTTGCCCCATCTGTACGAATGTCTTACAACGTGATAGATGCTGCCAATGAAGTTAACGATGAATTTTTTACTCGAAAAACTGTAGGTTTAACGGGTAAAGGTGGACTTAGCAACTCATACGAGGACCCTCGAGCAGCTCATACTTATGGGCTTAGAATTATACCCGCCGAAGGTATCGCTTATGTGATGGATGGCGTATCAAGGACGACTAAGATACTTTTGCGAGACTTAGATTTGAGTCAACCCTTAACGATAGGCTCAAAATTTGAGAACGCTTCGACGGATACTGACTCTTCAATGTCTTTTGATAGCGTGACAGTCACAACGTACAGCAACGGTTTTGGTGTTGTTAACAATAAACCTACGGCCACTATCACAGGCACAGACATTGACTACGCCCCTAATTCAACAGTTCCGTTGGTGTGTGAAGCAGAAGATTTAGACGGTGACACGCTTACTTATTTTTGGGAGCAGTTAAGTAACGGTGCCCCTACAATTACGATAGCTGACCCCACTTCTGCAAGTACAAGCTTTTTAGCAGAAGCAGAAGACGCAAATATTGCAGTTCGTTGTACCGTGTCCGATGGCACAGATTCAGTAATTGCAAGCGCGACATTTTATATTACCGAAGGCAGTAATGCTGCGCCTACGGTAACTATTAACGCGTCTAAAACAACTGTGAATGCGGGAGAGCAATTCACGCTTACAGCCAGCGCGTCAGATACGGACGGAACAATTGCAAGTTACTTATGGGAGCAAGTCGATAACGGTTCCGACAGCGTATCAATATCAAGCACAAACTCCGCATCAACTAACGTTACGGCCTTTAGCCGTAGTACCCAGCAAACGGTTAAACTTAGAGTTACCGTTACAGATGATGATGGTGCCGTAGGAAGTAGAGAGGTAGATATTGTTGTTCTCCCTCTGGAAATAACACCCCCAACCGTGGTCCTAGGCCCTAACCAGTCCGTCGAGTCTGGGCAAACTGTGTATTTAGATGCCACACAAAGTACGGCTGGTTCTCATCCGATTGCCAGCTATGAATGGACTCAGACCGCGGGTGACACCGTAACGTTGGTTAATTCAACTACGGCCAGCCCAAGCTTTATCTCCCCAAGTGAGAATGATGCCCAGACGTTAACTTTTAGTGTTGTGGCCATCGACACGGAGGGAACCCGAAGCACGGCTAAAACGGTTTCAATTGCCGTGGCCGCTTTCAACTTCGACGGTAGTATCTTGGAGTTAATCGACTCGGTAGCTTTTGAGTTGATCACAGACGGTAACTTAATGATTTACCCTGGTAGAGCGAACCGTGAGATTATCAAACTTCGTCCGAGTAGCGAGTTAGGTTTGGTGGTCGATGGTGAGGGATGTATCGATTTTGAAGCCGCAGCTAACACTATTAGCAAACTAGAAGTAATCATATATAACACCTCTGAAAAAGCGAGAATCGACTCTGAATCCTTAGCTATTGTTTTTGAAGGGTCAGAAGCTCATTGCCGTTTTGGGGACTTCCAACCTAAGAGCGCGAGAGAACCTTTTGACGTTGCAGTAGTGCTTTATATTGAAGGGGATGGAAGAGGCGTTGTTGTCTACTCAACCAGTGAAGCGCTATCGACGCAGGGGGCCTCCCCAATAAGCGCTTATGTGCAATCTAGCTTAGGCGTTTAAACCTAAATGGCCAAGGATGGCCATTGCTCGTTTACACCCCTGCTTAAGGGTAGTATCCTTGATTGAAAATTAGGCTAATTGACGATACTTAGGCGGCAAGATGGGCATACTCGATCCCTCTAAGCTCAATTTAAAGGTTGAGCAAATTCCTACCGAAAGTGAAGTTATAAAAATCTTCAATGAAAGACAAAAACTTGTCGCTCTATTTATCTGTTCGCCTCTGGCCGTTAAGAAAGGCCGTTACACGTTTACTTCATTACTTCTGGACGTTAGTTACGAAGATAGTGTCTCCCAGATACTGGAATCTTTTCTAGCAGCAGAAAAGAGCGGGGACTACCGCAAGTTTCTTAACTTTAAAACGCGGACCTCGGATGTATCTTATTTTTCTATAAATACCCTTCGCTTAAAGCTCTCATACTTTGGTGTTTGGGGGCTAATTATTTTGAGTTCACTAGGTATTAATCTCGGTTTAATGAAGTATTTGGGGTACTAAGATGGACTCAACAACCTTGCTAGCACTCTTGGGAGTGATGGCCACCCTTAGTGGCGTAGCGGTAACTGTATCGCTATTTATCATATCGGGGATAAAGTCCGATATGAAAAGCTCACAGGAAAGTTTTTCGCAGAGTAATAAAAACCTATGGGAGACCGTGAATAAAAATCACGCTTCCGCCAATGCTGCGGTTACAAAAATTTCGGGAGAGCTGGCAGCATTTAAAGAACACGTAGCATTGGCTCACCCTAGAGAAGAACGCGTTAACGAAAAGCTTGAATTCAACAAGCAACATATTGACCAAGCCCTGTCAGGTATAAATCACCGTCTTTCAAAACTGGAATCTGACCAAAGTATCGTCATTCAACATATGACCCAGATCAGTAACCAGCAATCACAAACAATGTCCTATTTAAAAGAACTGGTTAAAAACAAAAATTTTGAGGCTAAAAATGGCTAACTACTCCGCAGACCCAAGAGTCCAAGCTTACGTCGCTCAAATTGTGAAACTAGAAGCGGGGTACGTAGATAACCCACACGATAAGGGTGGGCCTACGAACTGGGGAATTACTGAAAAGGTTGCACGCGCTCACGGTTATATGGGCGCTATGAAAGATATGCCACAATCCAAAGCCCGAGAAATCTACTTACAGACCTATTGGTTTGGCCCTCGTATCTCGGAGCTGGCTTCGGTAAGCCCTGACGTAGCGTGGGAGGTGTTTGAAGCTGGGGTGAATCTTGGTACCGGAACAGGAATTAAGTTCCTGCAGCGTGCGTTGAATGCCTTTAATAAGATGCAAACTATCTACATCGATATAAAGGTGGATGGAATATTTGGTAGCAAAACCCTTAAGGCCTTGCAGCTTTACTTTGCTCATCGTAAAGCCTTGGCCGAACCTGTTCTTTTAAAAGCGCTCAATTGTTTACAAGGGGCTTATTATTTAGAACTGGCCGAATCCCGAGAGACAGACGAAACATTTGTCTTTGGTTGGATAAATAAGCGCATAGCGCTAAGAGATTGACGATAATTGGAGCTACAACATGAAAGCCGCATTAATACTTCTTTTTAGAAACTTTGGTGCCGCATTGCTGACACGACATATGGTTTTGTTCTTGTTAAAGCTTGCGGCGAAATTTACTGAAAACAAAATCGACGACAATGTTGTTGGTTTGATCAACGCAGGGTTCAAAAGTGATATCGAGTCTATGCAGTGGTATATCGAAGCGATATCAAACGAGGTTGAAATCGAACTGAGGAAAAGGCGAGAGGCGGAGCTTGCCGAAAGCGAGGTGATTGGTGAACCCTCAACCCCTACACCAGACCCGAGCCCAGAACCACCGGAACCAACGAAACAAAAGTAACTAAAGCCTAGAAACAGAAAAGCCACTCTAAGAGTGGCTTTTTTGAAGGTTTCACTTAATTTGTGTCACGAAACTAAACTCGTGTCCTACTCGTGTCATTCCGTGTCCCTTTTGTGTCACCTTTCGGTACTGGTAAAAGAGGTAAGTTGTTGATTTGTACCCTCTTTGTACTTTTTTGTTTGGTGGAGCTGGCGGGATTTGAACCCGCGTCCAGAAAATGTCTACCTTTGGTACTACATGCTTAGTTTGTCATTTATTTAACTGCTTGGAACTCCGACAAACAGGATTTCCTTGCAGCTGGCCTAAT